ATGCCAACAATCCCCCTTACGGACGCTCGCATTCGCGGCCTGAAAGCGACCGGCGCCTCTGTCAAGGTGAGCGACGGCGGTGGTCTATATCTGATGGTGACGCCCCAGGGGTCGAAGCTTTGGCGGCTCGCGTACCGGTTCGCAGGCAAGCAGAAGACCCTGGCGATCGGCGTCTACCCCACGGTGAGCCTCGTCGATGCGCGCCTCGCCCGGGAAACCGCGAAAAAGGCGCTAGCGGACGGTGTCGACCCGGGCGAGGAGAAGAAGGCCAAGAAGCGCGAGCGGAACGCTGCGGTTGAGAACACCTTCCAGGCCGTCGCGGAGCGGTGGTACGCGGCTCGCAAGGTCAGGTGGACCACGCCCTACGGCGACCGGCTTTGGAAGCGGCTAGAGGAGTTCGTCTTTCCTGAACTCGGGGACCGCCCTGTCATCGAGATAGAGCCGCCGGAGCTCTTGAAGGCGCTTCGAAAGGTTGAGGCGCGCGGTACGCTCGAGCTGTCGCATCGGCTGAAGAGCTATTGCGGTCAGGTCTTCAGATACGCGATCGCCGAAGGCATCGGACTGCGCGATCCCAGCGCCGACATCCGCGAAGCCCTTAAGGCCCAGCCGCCGGTCAAACATCGCTCCGCGCTGAAGGCGACAGAACTGCCGGAATTCTTCAGTCGGCTCGCCGCTTACGATGGCGCCGAACAGACGGCCCTCGGGCTCCGATTGGTCATGCTGACCATGGTGCGCGTGGACGAGGCCCGCTTTGCGCCGAAAGCCGAGTTCGAAGCCCTGGACGGCAAGGAGCCGCTTTGGCGGATCCCCAAGGAGCGGATGAAGATGCGGCGCGACCATCTCGTGCCGCTTACGCCCCAGGCCGTGAAGGTGGTTCGGCGACTGATCGAGATCTCGCCGAAGCCGCAATCGCCGCTCCTGTTCGCCAGTGACGCGGCACCGTCCGGCGTCATGTCGGAGAACACTCTCCTCTATGCGCTATACCGCATGGGCTACCATCACCGGGCGACTGTTCATGGCTTCCGCTCGACGGCCTCCACCGTTCTTAACGAGCAGGGGTTCAATCGGGATTGGATTGAGCGGCAACTGGCGCACGTAGAGGGGAACGCCGTTCGCGGCATCTACAACGCCGCCGAATGGCTGAAGGAGCGCCGTAGCATGCTGGCGTGGTGGGCCGACTATCTGGACCGGCAAGCTGAGGCGGGCGAATTGATCGGCTAGAATGAAAGGGCCCGGCCAGGGGGATTGATCTGGCCGGGCCCAATGCCTGTCGAGGGGCATGTCGCTCGCGTGCTTCCCAACCGCGTGCGCGAGTTCCCGTATATCGCGGACTGTGGATCAACACAACAATCGAGTTGAAAATCCACTGAAAGTGGAGATAGTGCGTTCCCATGCGTCCACATGAGTTCGCCGATGGCCCAGAACGACACCGCAATCCGCTTGCCCGAAGTCCGGAAGCGGACGGGTCTGAGCAAGACCGAGATCTATCGTCAGGCGAAACTCGGCACGTTTCCCGCTTCGCGGCGGGTCTCCCACAAGGTGGCGGTTTGGTCCGGCTCGGCGGTCGACTTGTGGGTCGCGCAGAAGCTTGATCCGGAAGTCGCGGATCTGATCGGATGAGCGAAGCCCCGCCGAAGCGGGGGCCCGGCCGTCCTCGCAAAGAGCCGCCGCCCGCCGATCTCACCGCCGCGATGCCCGACTGGCAGGAGTTCCGCCGGCCGGTCAACGTGACCTTCCTGATGAACGTGTTCGCCATGGAGCGGCGGACCGTCCAGACCCGGCTGCTGAATCTGGCGCCGGTGGCGCACGAGCGCGGAAACACGCCGCTCTACGACTTCCGGCAGGCGGCGGCCCACCTGGTCAAGCCGGTCGGCGACCTGAAGGAGCAGCTGAAGAGCTTCCGGGTCCAGGACCTCCCGACACATCTTCAGGCCCCGTACTGGGAAGCCATGCTGAAGCGCCAGAAGTACGAGCTGGTGGCGAGCAATCTCTGGCGCACGGAGGACGTGCTCGACGTTTTCGGCGAGGTGTTCATGCGGATCCGCGACAGCCTGCAGCTCTGGCCTGACACGCTCGCCGAAAACACCGACCTGTCGGACGAGCAGCGCGAGAAGTTGATCGAGCTCGCCGACGACCTGCAGAAGGACATCCACGGCAAGCTGATGAAGCTGCCGCGGCAGCGGAAGACGCCGAACCTCGCCGGCCGCTTGGCCGAGGACGAGGGCGTGCTGCCGGACGATGACGATCTCGATGACGACGAGGACTTGGTGGGATGATCATCGATCGTCCGGGCCCGGTTCGGCTCGTCCAGGTGGATGGGCGCCTGCCCAACCTCGCGCTCATGCGGCTGTCGCATTGGCTGAAGGCGCAGGGTCGCGAGGTCGTGTTTACGCGCAGCGTCAACCGGACGCCGGATGAGCCCGATTACGCCACCGTGCTGGGCAGTGCGATCTTCAAATTCAGCGATGCCCGCGTGGAGAAGCTGCGCACCAACTTCCCGGGTGCGATCGTCGGTGGGACTGGCGGAGATGATCTGATCACGGTCGAGCGGCTGATCGGAGACTACGAGCACTATGACTATTCGCTTTACCCCGAATTCCCGTTCAGCATCGGGTTCACCCAGCGCGGATGCCGGCCCGCTTGCGAATTCTGCGTCGTGCCGAAGAAGGAAGGCAAGCCGCGCAGCGTGAACACTATTCACGGCATTTGGCGTGGCCCCGGCTATCCGAAAAAAATCCATCTTCTGGACAACGACTTCTTCGGCAACCCCCATTGGCGGGAGCGGATCGCGGAAATTCGCGAAGGGGACTTCAAGGTCTGCTTCAACCAGGGAATTAACGTCCGCATTCTCTCGAACGAGGTGGCGCGGGCGCTCGCCACGATCCAGTACCGCGATGACCAGTTCCAACGACGCCGCCTCTACACGGCCTGGGACAACATTGGGGACGAGCGGATCTTCTTCCGCGGCGTCGACCGGCTTGAGCAAGCTGGCGTTCCCGGCAAGCACCTGATGGCCTACATGCTCATCGGCTTTGACCCAGCTGAGACGTGGGGAGCGATCTTCCACCGCTTCCGACGGATGACGGACCGAGGAATCCTACCTTATCCGATGGTATTCGATCACACCCGGCGGGATCTAAAGCGCTTCCAGCGGTGGGTCGTCACCGGCCTCTATAGGGCGGTCGCGTTCGAGGACTATGACGCCAGCATCCGCCGGGCGCCTGCCCCAACAATCCTCCCCCGCCAACTCGTCACCTGGGCGCTTGCCGCATGACCTATCAGTTCCTCGAGCAGCTCGTCTTGGCCACTGCCGAGGGCGTCCGGCCGACCGAGCGTCTCACCGTCAGCCAGGCCGCCGAGAAGTACCGCTACCTGAACAACCCGGGCAGCTTCGTCGGCTACTGGTCCAACGCCAAGACGCCGTACCTGGTCGAGCCGATGGACACGCTCACCAGCACCCAGTTCACCGGCATGGCGTTCGTCGGGCCCGCGCGGACCGGCAAGTCCGACATGTTCTTCAACTGGCTCACCCACACGTCGATCTGCGACCCCGCCGACATAATGGTCGTCCACATGACGCAGGCGACCGCGCGCGACTGGAGCCAGGGCGACCTGGAGAAGGCCTGCTTCCATAACCGCGACAAGAAGCGGCCGACGGAGATCGGCTCGCGCCTGGTGCCTGGGCGTCAGAACGACAACGTCTTCGACAAGAAGTTCCTCTCGGGCATGCGGCTGCTGATCAAGTGGCCGACGATCACGGAGCTGTCCGGCAAGACGATCCCGCGACTCTGGATCAACGACTACGACCGTATGGGCCAGAACGTGGACGGGGAGGGGAATCCCTTCGACCTGACCCGCAAGCGGGCCGAGACCTTCAAGCGGTTCGGTATGTGCGTCGCCGAGGCCTCGCCAGGCTTCCCGGTCTCCGATCCGAAGTGGATTCCCGCGACCCCGCATGAGGCGCCGCCCTGCGAAGGCATCCTGGCCATCTACAACCGCGGCGACCGGCGCCGCTGGTATTGGCGCTGCCCGCAATGCCGCGAGACGTTCGAACCGGACTTCAAGCTGCTCAGCTACCCGAAGTCGGACGACTTCATGGAGGCCGCTGAGCAGGCCGTCCTGGTCTGTCCGCATGACGGCTTCCCGATCGCGCCTGACTTCAAGCAGGAGCTCAACGAGGGCGGCCGCTGGATCAAGGAGGGCCAGATCTGGATGCCGGACGGCTCCATGGAGGGGCGGGCGCGGCGTTCCGACATTGCGTCGTTCTGGATGAAGGGGCCGGCGGCCGCGTTCTCGGATTGGCGAAAGCTGGTGCTCAACTACCTCACGGCCGTCGAGGAATACGAGACGACGGGCTCAGAGGAAGCGCTGAAGTCGACCACGAACCTCGACCAGGGACTCCCCTACGTCTCCAAGGCCATGCAGTCGGACCGGCTGCCGCAGGAGATCAAGGACCGGGCGGAGGATTGGGGCGGCAGCAAGGAAGAGCCCGTTGTGCCGGAAGGGACGCGCTTCCTGGTGGCCACGGTCGACGTTCAGGCGCGCAGCTTCGTGGTCCAGGTCCACGGCCATGGCGAGGGCGGCGACGTCTGGCTGGTCGACATGTTCAAGATCCGCAAGTCGGCGCGCGAGGACGAAGATGGCGACCGCCTGCCGATCGACCCGGCGGGGCACCCGGAGGACTGGAAACGCCTTGTCCCGGAGGTGATCCGCCGGACCTATCCGCTGGCCGACGGCAGCGGCCGCCGCATGGCCATGCGCATGTCGGGCTGCGACTCTGGCGGCCGCGAGGGTGTGACGACCAACGCCTATGCGTTCTGGCGCTGGCTGCGGAACGGCCCGCCGGCCGGCGCGGAGACGCCGCTCGAGGACGAAGCCTGGTCGGACGATCTGTGGCCGAAGTTCCTGCTGGTGAAGGGTGAGGCGAAGCCGTCGCAGCCGCGCATCCGGCTCGGCTATCCCGACGCGCAGCGGAAGGACCGTCATTCCGGCGCCCGCGGCGACGTGCCGGTGCTCTTCATCAACACGAACCTGATGAAGGACCAGATGGCCGCCATGCTCGGCCGTAAAGAGGTCGGGTCGAACCAGATGCGCGCCTTCGGCATGCTGCACACGCCGACCTGGGCGGAGAACTGGCTCTACACCCAGCTTACAGCGGAGGTCCCGACGCCGAAGGGCTGGCTGAACCCGTCGGGCAAGCGGAACGAGGCTTGGGATTTGCTGGTCTACGACGCCGCGCTCTGCCTGCATCGCGAGATCCGGCTTGAGCATATCGACTGGCGCAGCCCGCCGAAGTGGGCGGCTACGTGGGACGAGAACGAGCTTGTCTGTGACCCAAATATCAACAAAAAGTTGGACCAACCACAAAAGGTGGATTACGACTTGGCGAAGCTGGCCGAATCCCTCGCGTGAGTTCGAAGCCGATATGGCGACCCTTCAACAGCAGTTGGACGAAGCGATTGCAGCGCGCCACGCGCTCGCGATCGGTAAGTCGGTTGCCCAGGTGCGGGACTCCAACGGCGAGACGATCACCTACACGGCCGCCAACCTGACCCAGCTGACGGCCTACATCGCCGACCTTCAGCGTCAGCTCGGCGGCGGTCTCGGCCCGCTTCGGGTCCTTATGTGATGTACGATCCCGAGGTCGAAGAGCTGCTCGGGCCGGTCGGGTCTCCCGGTTCGGCGGCGTCGTCCCCGTCTGTCGCACCTCCCGCGGCGGGCGGGGAAAGCGCGATCGTGGGCGGCGCATATGAGGGCGCGAGCCGTTTCGACCGCGCCGTGGCCCTGTGGCAACCGCCGCTCCAGTCCGCCGACCAGGACATCCTGGTCGAGAAGCGCGACCTGGACGCCCGGTCGCGCGACAGCCTGCGCAACGACGCCTACGTGGCCGGCGGCGCCTCGCTGCACAAGGACAGCATCGTCGGCGCGATGTTCCTGCTCAACGCCAAGCCGAACGGCAAGGTGCTGGGACTGGACGAGACCTGGGAGCAGGAGTTCCAGGAAGAGGTCGAGGCGAAATTCACGCTGGCGGCCGAGAGCCCGAACAACTGGTTCGACGCGGCGCGGCTGAACACCTTGACCGAGCTCGTGCGCCTGGCCGTGGGCGTGAACCTCGCCTGCGGCGAGTCCCTGGCTTCGGTCGAGTGGCTGAACAAGGACACGTCGCGCCCCTTCAAGACGGCGCTGCAGATGGTCGACGTCGACCGGCTCTCGACGCCGTGGGACCAGATCGAAGGCCCGCTGCTGCGCGGCGGCGTGGCGCGTGACCAGTACGGCGCGCCGCAGGGCTACTGGATCCGCAAGGCGCACCCGGCGGACGTGACCACGCCCGACATCTACTCGTGGAAGTTCGTGCCGGCGCGCAAGCCGTGGGGCCGCCCGCAGATCATCCACATCTACGAGCAGCTGCGGCCGGATCAGAGCCGCGGCGTGTCGCAGATGGTGGCCGCGCTGAAGGAACTGCGGATCACCAAGAAGTTCCGCGACGTCGTACTGCAAAACGCCGTGGCCAATGCGACCTTCGCGGCCTCTATCGAGTCCGAGCTGCCAGCCGAGACGGTATTCGCCCAGCTCGGCGCCAACGGCGACTACGAGAAGGGCATCGTCGACTACGGGACCGCGTACCTGGGCGCCATCGCCCAGTACACGGGCGCCTCGCGCAACATGATGATCGATGGCGTGCGGATCCCCCACCTGTTCCCGGGGACCAAGCTCCAGTTGCGTCCGGCCGGGCAGGGCGGTCCGCTCGGCACCGACTTCGAAACCTCGCTGCTGCGCTACATCGCCGCCGCGCTCGACGTCTCCTACGAGGAACTGAGCCGCGACTACACCCAGACGAACTATTCGTCGGCGCGCGCGGCGCAGAACAACACCTGGAAGGGGATGGTCTCGCGCAAGAAGCGCACGGCCGACCGCTTCGGCTCGACGGCCTATCGGCTGTGGTTCGAAGAGATGGCCAACGCCGGCCAGATCGAGGCGCTGAAGACGCCCAAAGCGCCGTCGATCTACGACGGCTTGAACATGGACGCCTATACGGCTTGCGACTGGATCGGCGCCTCGCGCGGCCAGATCGACGAGCTGAAGGAAACCCAGGCCGCCGCGCTGCGCCTGAAGCTGAACCTGTCCACGCAGGAAGAGGAAGCGGCGCGCCTCGGCAAGGATTGGCGCCGGATCAACGCCCAGCGACAGCGCGAAATCGCCGATCAGAAGGCGCGCGACATTTACGTCGATCCGAACGCGGCGGACCCAAACGCCAAGGCGGCTCACGCGGACCAAGGGGAAAAGGCCGATGCGTAATCCTCTGTTCGCGGCCTTCGCCGGCCAGGTGGTCATGGTCGCGTCCGAGATGCAGGCCGGCTTCGAAGCCAACTTGCATGCGGCTGAGCTCGAACTGGCGAACTTCCAGGCGCGCGACCGTGCTGGGCCGCCGGCGCAGATGACCGACGACTTCTGGTTCGCCGATGGCGACTGGCGGTCGTGGATTCGGCCCTATGTCGTCAAGGACGGCGTGCTGCAGATCCCGGTCAAGGGCGTGCTGCTGAAGGATTTTCCCTACGCCTTCGGCTCCTACGCCACGGGCTACGAGTACATCTGGCGCGCCTACGAGCGCGGCATGGACGACTCCAACGTCCGCAAGATCGCGTTGATCGTGAACTCGCCGGGCGGCCTGGTCGCCGGCAACTTCGACCTGGTCGACAAGATGTTCGCGCGTCGCGACGAGAAGCCGGTGCGCGCCTTCGCCAGCGAGCACGCCTATTCCGCCGCCTACTCGATCGCCAGCGTGGCCGGCGACGGCCTGGTGGTCGCGCGCACGGGCGGCGTCGGTTCGATCGGCGTGGTGGCGATGCATGTCGAGGTGTCGGAAGCCCTGGAGAAGTCCGGGGTGAAAGTCACCTTCATCAAGAAGGGCGCGCACAAGACCGATGGCAATCCCTACGAGCCGCTGGGCAAGGACACGCTCGCGCGCCTCGAGGCCAAGATGGAGGTGCCCTACGACATCTTCGTCAAGACCGTCGCGCGCAACCGCGGCCTGGAAGAACAGGCCGTCCGAGACACCGAGGCCATGACTTTCACGGCCCCGGAAGCCCTGTCCAACGGGCTCGCCGACCAAGTCGGCGCGCTGGACGACGCCCTCGCGGACTTCGCGAGCGGCGAAACTCAAGACGGAGACGATGAGATGGCCGGTCAGGCTGACACTCCGGCGGTCGATCAGGCCGCCATCGATACCGCGCGCGCCGAAGGCGTGACGCAGGGCCAAGCGGAAGGCGCCACCGCCGAACGCGCCCGGATCGCCGCGATCCTCGACAGCGACGAAGCGAAGGCCCGTCCTGCCGCGGCGCGCATGCTGGCGTTCGACACTGACAAGGACGCCGACTCCGCGCGCGCCTCTCTGGCCAAGCTGCCGGAAGAAGCCGCTGCGAATGCTGCGGCGGCCGAAGAGCCGAAAACCAACGCCTTCGAACAGGCGATGGACAAGTCCAAGAACCCGGAGCTCGGGGCTGGCGACGGCGAAGCCGCCGAGCAGTCCGCTTCCGACCGCATCCTGACGCTGCGCTTCGGCTCGGCGAAGTAAGAAGGAAACCAGACAATGACCAACCTTACTTCGGGTTACGAAGACCTCGGCCGCGCCGCCTCGAGCAGCGACACCTACACTCCCGCGGACGTTCTGCTCGCCGGTTCGTTCCCGCTGGACACCAGCGCCGGCACGCTGCTCGACCAGAACGCGGTGCTCCCGGCGTTCTCGCTGGTCGGCCGCATCACCGCGTCGGGCAAGCTGACTCTCAGCGCGCAGGCCGCCTCTGACGGCTCGCAGGTCCCGGTCGGCGTGACCATCGTCGAGTACCCGGACACGGGTGCGGACATCCCGAATGTCACGTTCTACCGCTCGGGCAACTTCAACTTCGACGCCCTGAACCTGGGCGCCGGCTGGACGCTCGCGAACCTTCGCGTCGCCGTCGAGAACAGCGGCGTGCCTCTGTTCTTCGGCCAGCCCGCCACCGCCACCCCCACCGTCTGACGGTCAGCGCAGAAGGAAACTGCAATATGGCTATCGCCCCTCTCCCGACGCGCGACCTGCTCGGCGTCTTCAAGGACAACCGTCTCGCGACGGTGTCCAACTACTGGCGCACGGTGGGCGGCCTCGCCGTTCACCAGTCGACCCGCCCGGAGATCATCTTCGAGAAGATCACCTCGTCGCGCCGTATCGCGCCGCACGTCCTGCCGGCCAACACCGGCAAGCCGACCCTGGTGAAGCAGGGTTCGGCCGCGCAGATGTTCTCGCCGGGCTATATCAAGGCGAAGGACCCGGTTCTCCCGGGCGAGCAGTTCTCGCGTCAGCCCGGCGACCTCTTCACCGACGTGCCCCGCACGCCGCAGGCGAACTTCGACATGGCCGTGGCCGATGTCGTCGCCTATCACCGGCAGATCATCGAGCGCCGCTGGGAATACATGGCGGCGAAGGCCGTCATCACCGGCACGGTCGATGTCGAATACGTCGACTCGCCCAAGGTGACGGTCGATTTCGGCCGCGCGGCCGGTCACACCATCGACGCCACCGCGTCGCAGTGGGCTGCGGCCGACACCGACCTGCTCGAGAACATCGAGAGCTGGGCGGACACGATGGCGACCGCCGACTTCGGCGGCATCGCCAACCGTCTGACTGTCAGCCCGGAAGTCTGGGCGGTGATGCGCAAGAATACTGGCATCATCAACGAGATGTCGACGCAGCGTCGCGGCAACACCGAGACGAACATCCGCACGGGCATCACCGTGATCGATCCGAACAACATGACCAAGTATGTCGGCACCGTGGGCGCCGGCATCGACGTCTATGTGACGGCCGACTTCTACCAGAACAACGCCGGTAGCCAGGTCAAGTACCTGCCGGCGAAGTCAGCGGTGCTGACGGCTCCGGGCATCGACGCAGTGATGGCCTTCGGGGCGATCGTCGACGCGGACGCCAATCTCCAAGCGTCGCCCGTGTTCATGAAGATGTGGAAGGAGAACGACCCGAGCGCCATGTTCATCATGTCGCAGTCGGCGCCGCTCTACATCCCCGTCAACCCGAACTGCTCGATGCTGATCAGCAACCTCGTGGCCTAACGGCCTGCTGGAGCGGGGCGAGAGACCCCGCTCCAACCTTCCAGGAGAGACTCGCGAAATGACCCACAAAGCGATGATCGCGGTGAGCGCGGTCCAGTATGCCGACGAGAAGGGGAGGCGGTGCGTCGCCCAGCCCGGCGAGACCTTCTATGTCGACGAGAAGCACGTCAAAACCCTCGCCGACAGCGGCTCCGCCCAATCCGTGGCGGAAGCCGCCAAGGCCGGCAAGTCGTCCGCGAAGGGTGGCCGGAAGACCGGAGAGACCGGAGAGACCGGCGAACCGGACAAGGTTGACGCCGATACCGGAGAGACCGGCGAACCGGACAAGGTTGACGCCGATACCGGAGAGACCGGCGAACCGGACAAGGTTGACGCCGATACCGGTGAGACCGGTGCTTGTGAAACCGACGACATGGTCGGCTGACATGAAAGTCGAAGCTGTCCACACGATTCAGCATCAGCCGGATCCCAACGGTCCGATCGTTCGTGAAAAGCCGGGCTCGCAGTTCGATCTGGCTGAGCGCGACGAGTGGATGCTGAAGACCGGCGCCGTTAAGGCGGTCGAAGGTGAGACTGCGGCCCCGAAGGGCAAGCGCAGCAAGAAGTCTGACGACGAAACCGGAGCCAACGGCTCCGACCTGGTCGGCTGAGATGGGCGCGCGCGACGTCATTCGCGCCGCGCGGCGGGACCTGCACGCAGAGTTGCAGGTCCCGGCCCTCTACCTTACGTCCAAGACGGATGAGGACCCGACGCCGATCAACGTCCGCTTCCGGGTTCACCAGAAGTCGATCACCGGCTTCCAGGCCGGCGCCTTCGCGATCGAGACCGCTGATGCGCCGCCGCAGCTTCGTTTCGACCTGCTCGAGATCACGCCCGCCCGTGGCGGTTTCGTTTCGGTGACGACCGGCGAAGCCTATCGCATCGATCGCGTGGGAGAGAGGGACGACGAGTTCATCAACGCTGACGTCATCCGGTTGAGCGCGGCCGAGGCCGCGGGGCTCCCGGTTCCGGCCTGACGATGGACAGCTATGTCTTCGCCGTCGAAGGCCTGGACGACGTTAAGTCGATCAAGGACCTCGACCCGGCCATCGTCACGGCGGCGCGGCAGGCCGTGAACAAGACCGCCGACCGGGCGCGAGCCCGCAGCGCGCGCGACATCCGCCGCCAGGTCAATTTCCCGGCGTCCTATGTCAGCGATGCAGAGGGCCGCCTATCGATCGTGAAGAAGGCGTCGAGCGACAGCCTCGAGGCGGTGATCCGCGGCCGCCATCGCGCAACGTCGCTGGCGCGCTTCATCTCCGGTTCGCCTCGAGCTGGGCGCGGCGTGCGCGTTCAGGTGAAGCCGGGCTCCAATCAGTTCATGGCCCGGGCCTTCTTGATCAAGCTGCGTGCTGGCAACGCCGCGATCGACACCAAGTTCAACATGGGCCTGGCGGTGCGGACGGATGGCGCGAAGCCCGCCGCCGCCTTCAAACCCGTTCGCCTGGGGAGAAACCTCTGGCTGCTGTACGGCCCGAGCGTGGACCAGGTCTTCCGTTCCGTCGCCCCGGAGATCGCGCCCGAGATGGGCGACTTCCTGGAAGGCGAGTTTCGCCGCCTGCTGGACCTTAAGCGATGAGCGACCCCCGTCCTTTCCGTCTGCGCGTGCTGGACGCGCTGACCGAGTGCCTGAAGGGCATCACCGTGGCCAACGGCTACTCCACCGACATGGCGGGCGCCGTCTTCCGCGGGCGCGTCCGGTTCGGCACGGACGATCCGCTGCCCATGCTGGCGATCCTCGAGCCGCCCGAAGGTGAGGATCCGGATTTGGCCGCTGAAAGCAGCGCCAAGGCGAAGAGCGACTGGCCACTGGTGATCCAGGGCTTCGTGAAGGACGACTTCGATCATCCGACCGATCCAGCGCACATGCTGCTGGTGGACGTAAAGCGGGCGCTGATCAAGCAGCGCACGGGCGCCGACGCCCGCAACATTCTGGGGATGGGCGGCCGGGTTTACGGCCTGCGCATCGGCGCCGGCACGTGCCGGCCGCCCGACGACATCTCCGACAAGGCGTACTTCGGGCTGCCGATCGTTCTCCGCATCCTGGAGGACCTCGAAAACCCGTTTGCGTAACCCAAAAATCAACTTAATAGTGATCCTCAACCACGGAGTGGATTCATGGCCATCACCACGAAGAAGGTGCAGAACCAGGTGCTCGGCAAGGGCCGCCTGTATTTCGCGCCCTACAAGACCGGCACCACGACCCCGCGCGGCGAACGCTACATCGGCAATACGCCGTCCTTTTCGCTGACCATCAGCGCTGAGACGCTCACCCACCAGAATTCCGACGAAGGGATCAAGGAGACCGACAAGGAGGTCCCGCTGTCCACGGAGCGCAAGGGTGCGTTCGAGGCCGACGACATCGACCTGGACAACGTCGCCCTGTTCTTCTTCTCCGAAGGCAAGGAGACGATCTCCCAGTCGCTCGTGAACGATCACACCGAGACCCTGACGGACGTCGAAAAGGGCTTGTACTACCAGCTCGGCTCTGACCTGGTCGCCAGCGGCGTGCGCGACATCTCCAACCTGGTGGTGGAGAAGGGCGCGACCACCTTCGTGGAAGGCACCGACTACGAGGTCGATCTGACTCTCGCCCGCATCCTAATCCTGGAAGCCGGCTCGATTGTCGACGGCGACGACCTCGAACTCACCTACGACATCAACGCCCACAGCCGCGACCAAGTGCAGTCGGGCAGCCAGCCGGTGGAAGGCGCGCTGCGCTTCGAAGCCGTCAACCCCGAGGGCGCCAACGTCGACTACTATATGCCCGACGTGAAGCTGTCCCCGAACGGCGACTATGCTCTCAAGGGCGACGACTGGCAGAAGATGGCGTTCAACGTCGCCGTCCTGCTGAAGACCGGCCAAGCCGCGGCGATCTATGCCGACGGCCGTCCGTATACGCCGTAAGTCGAGGGGCATAGAGACCCATGTCCTTCGATTTCGAACCCGTCTCCGCGACGGCGACCGTGACCTTCCCCGGCGGCCAGATGACCGTCCGGGGATTGTCGCTTCCGGACGTGACGACGCTGATCTCCCTACATCGGGAGGTCATCGCAGACTTGTTCCAGCGCGCGGCCGCCGATCCCTTGCAGGCGCTCGCGGCCGCCGCCGTCTTCGGCCAGCGGCTTCTGCACGAGGCGCCCGAACTGGGGGCTGACATCATCGCCCTCGCCGCCGACGTGCCGACCGAGAAGCGTCCCAACGTGAGCCGGGTGCCGTTCCCGGCGCAGATCGAGGCGCTGGAAAAGATCGCCGAACTCACCTTCGCGACGGAGCAGGACCTAAAAAAAGTGATCGAGACCGTCGTCCGGGGCGCTCGCGCGATCAGCGGGAGTCTCGACAGCCTTCAGACCCACCCGGGCTGAAGGATTGGCTGTGGGGCATCCGGAAGAAGGTCAGCCTGCTTCTGGATCACGGACACCCCCACGCGCGCCGCTATCCCCTCGGGATGGTGTGGGACGAGGCGCTACTGGTCGCGGAACGGCTCAACGGCCTCGAGGCGACCAGGGCGATCCTTCTGCAGGCGGCGGTCTCAAGTCTCTTTTCCGAGGAAGCCGGCAGGGAATTTGGCGACCTCATTGAAAAGCTGAACGAGGGCTAGGGCCGATGGCCAAGAATGACGTCGAACTGGTTATCCGGGCTCGCAACGAGGCGAGCAAGGCCATCGACGCCATCTCGAATGCGCTCAACACGCTGACGTCGGCCCAAGCCAACACCGGGGCCGGCGCGCAGCGGATGGACGGCCTGCTGGGCGAACTGGTCCACCAGTTCCAGGCGCTCGACGCCCAGACCAAGGGCCTACAGGCGTTCAGCAAGATCGCGCGGGAGATGGATTCCGCGACGGCCGCGGTCGAGCGGCTGGAAAAATCCGTCGCTTCGGCCGCGCAGGAGCAGAGCCGGCTCTCCGCCGCTCAGTCGAGCTCGGCCAATGAGGTTTCGCGCCTGAAGGCGGTGGCCGACGCCTCCAAGCAGGCCTACGACGCTGAAAAGGCCCGGCTCGACTTCCTGAAGACCCGGGTTTCCAAGGATAGCCTCGCTTACCAGGAGCAGGTCCAGGCCGTCGAGCGGACATCGGCGGCGAACAAGGAGGCGAACGCTGCGGTCGGCGCAGCCGAGCGTCAGCAGCGCCAGCTGACCGGCGCACTGGGTGAGGCGAGCGCGGCGCTCACCGACCAGCAGGCCAAGCTCGACGCCGCTAAGACCCAGTTCAACGAGCTACGGACAGCCGCGCAGGGCGCCGGCGCCGCGCTCGGCGGTATCGTGGCCGAGCAGCAAGCCGTGTCCGCGGCGTCGCAGAAGACCGCCGCGGATCTGAAGGCCGTGGGCGACGCTATCGCCCGGCAACAGGCGGCGCGTTCGGTCGAGGCTCCGGTCGCCGGACCTGCCGCCGGCCCGGCGGCGCAGGCCACAGCCGCTTACCGGGCCCAGGTCCAGGCTGTCGCCGCCGCCAAGCAGGCATTCTCGGACGCACGAGAAGAGGCGACCCGCCTTGGCAGGGAGCTTGCCGCAGCTGCGGCGCCCACGAACGAGCTGAAGACCGCCTTCCTGCTGGCCAGGGAGGCGTCAAAGGCGGCCGAGCAATCCTATCTCGACCAGGCGCAGGCGCTCCAGAAGCTCCGCGGTCAGTCGGGCGGCGGGTTCAAGCAGGTTATAGATCTGTCGGAGTCGCTGAAGCAGGTCCCGGCACAGGAAACCGCTGTCCAGCGACTCCTGCGGGCGATCGGACTTGGTCGGCAACAAGTCGAGCAGTCGAACAAGCCGACCGGCCGCAAGGGCGAGGTCCTGTTCGGTCTGCGGCCCTACGAGCTGCAGAACCTCGGCTTCCAGGTCAACGACCTGATCACCCAGATCGCCAGCGGCACGGCGCCGAGCCAAGCCTTTGCTCAGCAGTTCGGCCAGATCATCCAGATCTTCCCGAAGCTGGGCGCGGTCCTGCTGCCGATCCTGCCGGAGTTGATCGGTCTCGGTATTGCGCTCGGCGTCGTCGGCGCCGCAATGGGCAACGTTGGCGACCACGCCGAGTCTGTGCGCGAGTTCGGCGGCGAGCTTGCGGCGTCGGCCGACGGCGCACACCACAGCGCCGAGGCGCTCGCGACAGCAGCCCACCAACTGGACGTCTATGGTGGGTCTCTGAAAGACGCGCGCGCCGCGATTTCACAGTTCGTCCAGGCGGGCCTCGACGACACAAAAATCGAGCGCTTCGGTCGCTCCGCGCAGAACATGGCGGACATCTTCGGGGGGAAGGTTCCCGAGGCGGCCGAGAAGATGGCCGCCGCCTTCACGCACGGGTACGACGCGGTCAAGAAACTGGACGACCAGTTCAACTTCCTTAGCGCCGCCGAGCGACAGCACATCAAGGAACTGTTCGAAAGCGGCCAAGCCGAGGAAGCCCGGACCGAGGCATTCCGAATCTTTGAACGGCAGATGGACGCGGGCGCCGCGAAGACGCGCGGCCCGTGGACCGAGGCCATCCGTAACCTGACCCAGGCCTGGGACAACTTCCTTACGTTCCTGGCGAACAGCGGGCCGATCCAGGGGGCCATCAAACTTCTGGGCGATCTGGCTCAAGCTGCGAAGAACGCGACGGCGAACCTGCCAGGCGCCAAGCCGGCGCCACGCGTTACGGGCGATCCCGAACTCGATCGCGAACTGGCGCAGCTGAAGGAACTGCAAACCCGTCGCGACAACTTGGCGAAGCATCCGATCATTACAGGTGCGAGCCGGGCGATCGTGCGAGCCGGCCAAGCGGTGGCTGGGGACAGCTTGGCGGGCAAGTTCGGCACGGCCCTGAGCGGCCACGCCCTGGACACCGTCAGCAGCGTTGACCGGCAGATCGCCGACGCACAGAAGGCGATTGCGCAGCGCCGCCAGGCCATTGCTAAAGCGGGCCAGGACGCCACCCAGGCGCAGCTGAAGGCCGACGCAGACGTCAAGGATGCTCTCCAGGACCAGCTGAACTCCCTGAAGGGTGTGAACGACGCCCGCCGCGTCGCAGTGGCCGGTCAGAAGGCCTATGACGACGCTTTGGCCAAGGGTGCCTCGCAGGCTGGCGCGGACGCCGCGCGCGCGCTTGGCCAGCAGATCGAGCAGACGAAGGTCAACAAGGAAAACGAGGCGAGGGCCCGGTCCGCCGCGTCGCACGCGCAGGCGCTCCAGAACAAGCTCGACAGCCTGGAAGGCTCGATCGCCACCGCCGAGAACAACCTCGAGCGGAAGGCCGCTGAGGGCCAGACCGCGTCGCTGAAGGAGCGGCTCGACGCCATCGCCGCGCAGGCAGGTAAGATCAAGGGCGACCTGGCGAAGTTCGCCTCGCTCGGCGGCAAGGACATCAACGGCGAATCCATCAGCGCCTTCACCGCCCGGATCGATCAGAACACGAAGGTCCTGCAGCAGCAGGAGACCCTTCGGTTCTACTCCGAACAGATCAACGCGCTAGAGAAGCAGCGTCAGGACCGCCTCCGCGCCATCGCCGATCAGTACGCCGCCGGCAACATCAGCGCTGCCGACGCCTTCAAACAAGAGCAGGACGCGGCGTCGACGTTGACGAAGCAACTGGCCGATCTGGCGAAGACGGCGGGCGATTTCGCAAAGGCCCTGCCGGACGCTGCGGCGGACCCGAAGATTAAGGCGTTCGTCGACCAGATGGAGCGCCTGCAGAAGACGCCGACCACGGGGACGCGGACGGAGGCGGCCCGGGGTGGCCGGGATCTCCTGGCGGCAGAAGAGCGCGCCCTGAACGACATCGTCCAGGAACGCAACGCCACGGTCGAGACGCAGAACCAACTGCTCGACCAGGGGCTCATCACCCTCGACGAGTGGCGGCAGAAGGTTCAGGGCGCCTACGCGAGCACGACGCCCGAAATTCAGGACCAGATCGAGAAGATCCGGGTCCTGCTCGATCTGCTGCGCGAGCAAGGCGCGATCACGGACACGACCTACGACGCCTGGGTCGCAAAACTTCAGCTCGTGGGAGCCGAAACCACGAATCTGACGACCCAGGTCCTCTCGGTCCGGGACGCGAACGACCTGCTGGCGAGCGCCGGCACACGCGGCATCGAGTCTTTCCTTCAGAAGGTCGTCAACGGCGCCAACGTCTTCCAATCGTTCGGTCAGGCCGTGGCGTCCACGGTTGCGGACCTCCTGCTTCAGATCGGCGAGCTGATCCTGAAGCAGGAGCTTCTGAATCTGATTATGAAATCCGGCGCGGGGAACAGCCTGGCGGGCGCCGTCAACGGCGTTTTCAATGTGGCTCCGGTGCTGACGGCAGGTGCAGTGCTCACCTCCGCCAGTGCGGCCTTGGGCGCCTCTGGCGGGATGGTCGCCGCGGCCGGCTCGACCATAATTGCCGGCGCCGCGGCGCTCCAAGCTGCAGCCGCAGCGCTGATGGTCGCCAACTCGGTGGGCGTGCTACACGGCGGCGGGATCGTCGGCAGCGTCTCATCGCGTAGCCGCGCGATCTCGCCGCTCGCCTTCCTGGGCGCGCCTCGCTTCCACAGCGGGACCGTGGTCGGCCTCCGGTCCGACGAGGTGCCAGCCATCCTTCAGCGCGGCGAGGAAGTGCTGTCGCGGAACAACCCGCGCAACATCCTAAACGGCGGCGGATTGGTGGGCGGCCCGGGCGGCGCGCCCCAGGACATCGCCAACATCATGCTCCTGGACCCGGACATGGTCCCGAAGATGCTCGCCTCTCAGAAGGGCAAAAAGATCATCTTCTCGCACATCATGGATGCGGTGCCGGCCATCGCTCAGCAGCTCGGCCGAGGGCGCTGAGATGGTCGATGATGTCGCCCTGCCGGTCTGGACCTTCCGTCCCAATTGGAGCGAGAAGGTCGTCGATCGCCTGATGTGGCTGACCGATGTGAAGCGGTCGAAGACGGGCGCGGAGAGCCGGCGCAGCGTCCGCATCGATCCGCGCCGGCAATTCGACTTCTCGCCGCTGCTCGAGGGCCAGGACCGCGCCTACTTTGACCTGGCAATGTCGAAGATGGGCGCGGGCGAGTGGATGGTCCCGGTCTGGGTGGATGGCCTCACCGTCAGCGTCGACTCGGGCGACACCTCGATCGCCTGCGACACCGTCGGCCGCGGCTTCCTGGAAGACGGCTATGCCGTGTTGCTCGGCGAAGACGCCCGCACCTACGAGCGCGTGGCGATCACCGCCGTAACCGACACGACCCTCACTCTGGCCGACCCGGTCACGCGCAACTGGCCGCGCGCGCGCCTGTATCCGCTGCGCCGCTGCTACATGGACGGGCCCAAGGTCACGCGGCGGACCTCTAAGGTTGCGACGGCCAACCTTCGGTTCACGCAGATCCCGCCGGAAAGCTGGCCCGACACGTTGGCGATGACCGCCTATCTCGGCTTCCCGGTACTGAACTGGGCGCCGAACGAGCGGGAGGACCTGGACCTCAATTACGACTTCCTACGCGACACGTTCGACAACGAATCCGGCCGCTGGCTCGCGGTCGACACGGGCGGTCGGTCCTTCCATTCACAGTCGTTCCAGTGGCTCCTGGGCGGCCGGACCGACCTCGCGAACTTCCGCTCGTTGCTCTACACGCTGCGCGGCCAGCAGAAGGGCATCTGGGTTCCGAGCCACAACGCCGACCTGGTTCTGGCTCAGAGCGCGCTCACTGGGGCGACCGCGCTGAAGGTCCGGTCTGTCGGGATGGCGACGCTCGGCGGCATACCGGACGCCCGGAAGCACATTCAGATCGTGCTGCGCGATGGAACCCGCATCCAGCGCCAAATCACCGCCGTCGTCGCCAACGTGGACGACACGGAAACGCTGACGGTGGCCGCGCTTCCGGCGGGAGTGTCGATCGCCAACGTGCAGCGGATCTCCTTCCTCGAGCTGATGCGGCTCGCCCAGGACGACATCGAACTTGAATTCCACACGACCAGCGTGGTCGAGGTGCGCGCGCTGTTCCAGGCGTTCCCCAACATCCGCCAGGAGGTTGCACTCAACGACTATCCGATCCCCAACGCGGTCATGGGCACAACTCCCTGCGGCGTGCCGCAGCAGGTCTTCTGCTACGCGGTCAACGAAGGCGCCACGGGCGCTCTGCCGGTCGAATTGCTCTGCGGCTCGTTGGCGGAAGGCAACCTGATGATCGCCGTTGGCTGGGGGTACCCCGCCAGGCCGATCGTCAACACGGCCGGCGGCTGGGCTATTCCCGAAGGCGTTGTGGGAACAGATCCGCACATTTCGCGGCCGGGCTGGGATATTGCGATCAAAGTCTGCGGTCCCGACGAGCCGACCACCCAGGTTCCGTTCAGCTTGGCCAACGGCGTCACAGTGATGGAGTTGGCCAACTACAACTTTGCGGACATCTACCGCGGGGCACAGTGGTTCACCGAGACGAGCATATTCTATTGCGACGGCAACCTGACGTCGACCGACCCCAACACCCTGTTCTACGCATCTTGCTTCTACTGCGAAGGCAGCAGCGATGTTGATCCGGGCGTGCCGACGATCTCCGGCGGTTCCGACACTAAGGACTGGACAGTGTTCGGCACGGATCACGGGTCGTTCCGCACGCTGTTGGGCGCCTACATCGAAGGGGTGCCCGATGCAACCGAAGTCACCGCGCACTTCACCAGCCCGAATATGGGCGTCGGAATCCTTCAATCGCCGAACCTCATCCTAATGATGTTGGCGCTACCTGAAACGGGGTTCGAAGGTGACGTATAATACTTACGCAGTCTCGAACCAGGATCTCGTCGAAGTCCTCATCTACGAGTTCAATCTCGGGACAACGTATCACCGCTACACCAGCGCTGACCGTGACATCACCTACGGCCTGGACGAACACGGCGATCCGGCCGTCTACACGGCCGCGGCCATTGAGGACGACGGCACGCAGTCGTCGGGTGACACGGGCGACGGGATCACGCTGACGATCGACGCCAGCCTGCCGCCGCATCAGTACCTCGCCGGACCGCCGCCTTCGGAAGAGATGTGGCTGACCATTCGCAGGCTCCACTACGGCGATACCGATGCGCCGGTCTACTGGGTCGGCACGATCGACAGTTCGAAGATGATCAGCGACGCCAGGGCGCAAATGAAAGGACGGCTGATTGGCCCGTCCCTGAAGCGCGGCGGTCTTCGGCACCTCTGGTCCCGCCAGTGCGGCAACATGCTCTACGCGCCCGAGTGCGGCGTGGTGAAGGCCGACTACGCGGTGACGATCACCATTACGGCCTTGACCGCCACGTCGATCACCGCCGTGGAGATCGGCGGCCAGGACGCCGGTTGGTTTGACGGCGGCTTTGCCGAGTGGACCCGCCCAGACGGTTCGATGGATCGGCGGATGATCCAGGCCGGAGGCACTACGGATACAGTCTACACGCTCAGCGGCACCCACGGTCTGGAGGTCGGCCAGGAAATTACGTTGTATCCAGGTTGCGATCTTTCCTACGATGGCGGCTGCACGAAGTTCTCCAATACGGAAAACTATGGCGGAATTCGACATCTAATTGAGCAGAGTCCGTTCAATGGAACGAGGCTTATGTAATGGACCCGTTTACAGCCATATTCATTGCTGTGGCTACGCTTGCCGTTTCTTTCGGCATCACGGCCCTCATGCAGCCCAAGGCGACCAAGCCGAAGCCAGCGACGCTCGAGGAATTCGAGTTTCCGCAACACGAGGAGGACATCCCGCAGACCGTCATTTTCGGCGACGTCTGGCAGGATGGTTGGGAGGTTCTGTGGTGGGGCAACCTGCGCACTCAGCCGATCAAGAAGTGATCGTGCGAATGGCACATATCCGCGCCTGCGGCTTGTGCGCGAACGGTGTGCGGGAGTGGTTCCGCGCAAACGGGCACTCGTGGCCGGACTTCGTCGCCAACGGGATTCCGGCTTCGAAGCTCACGGTCGACGCCATGAGCGAACGCGTGATCGAGGTGGCGACCCGTGGGTAAGTCGAAGAAAGTAACGATCGGCTATCGCTACCTGATGACCCTGCATCAGGGCCTCTGCCGCGGCCCGATCGATGAGGTTAAGGAGATCGAGGTCGGCGAGAAGAAGCTGTATCCCGTCGACTATGAGGGCTTCAGTGACTACGGAATCGTCGCCGATGGCACCGTCGCCACGAAATTCGACCTCGACGTTCTAGCCCACTTCTTGGCTGTCGGAACCATCATCCAGGTTGTTGGCGACCCCAATCCTGATTTCAATGGGATGTACCAGAAGCAGTCCGACGGCACGATGCTGAAGCTCAGCGCCGACGGTTTCCTGGCGCTCAGCAGCAACATGACCGTCCAGCTGAACGCGCCGAAGTTGTTCGGCGGCGATGACGGCGAGGGCGGCATCCAGGGTGCGTTCATGCTGCGCATGGGCGGCCCGACGCAGACCTCCGCCGAGCACGAGCAGGTCTCGCAGTTCACTGGCGGGTTCGGCGCGCTGCGCGGCATGGTCACGGCCATCTTCGACGGCCTGATCTGCTCAATGTCGCCATACCCGAAGCCCTGGCGCTTCCGACTGCGGCGCACGACGAGCGGCTGGACGAACGACGAGTGCTGGTATCCGGCCAAGGCGACGATCTGGATGAACAATGGCCGCGTGAAGGCCATGAACCCGGCGCACATCCTCTACGAGGTGCTGACCAACAAGGAGTGGGGCCGCGGTTTGTCGCCGAGCCGTATCGACGAGAACAGCTTCGTCTACGCGGCGAACCAGCTGTGCGGGGAAGGCTTCGGTCTGTGCTTCGCCTGGCAGCGCCAGGACGACATCGACCAGTTCGTGAAGGTCGTGATCGATCACATCGCAGGCGCGCTCTACGTCGACCGCTCGACCGGGCTCTACACGCTGCGCCTGATCCGCGACGACTACGATCCCGAGGACCTTCCGCTGTTTGATCTCAACAGTGGTCTGCTGGAGATCGACGAGGATGAGAACGCGGCCGGCGACATGCTCGTCAACGAGGTCGTGGTCAAATACAAGGACCCCGTCGCGCGCGGAAAAGCGAAGGCCGTGCGGGCGCAGAACCTCGCAGCCTTCCTGTCGCACGGCTCCGTCCTCAACAACACAGTCGAGTACAACGGCGTCCCGACCGGCGAGCTGGCCGCGCGGCTGGCGCTTCGGGACCTGCGGATCGCCAGCATCGCGCCGAAGCGCTACAAGCTCGTCTTTGACCGTCGCGCATGGCGGCTGAACCGGGCGATGCCGATCCGGATCTCCGTGCCGTCCCGCGGCTTCACCAATCTCGTGCTGCGGGTCCTCGACATCAAAGAGGAAGGCTTGGCGGACGGGAAGATCGAGATCACGGCCACACAGGACATCTTCGGCTTGCCTGCGACCGGTTACACCGCCGTCGTCTCGAGCCCGTACACGCCGCCGTCCAACTCGCCGACGCCTGCCGCCGACGCGCTGATGTTCGAACTGGGATACCGCGACATCCACCGGCTGGGCGAGAGCGTGCCCGATGGATCTGGCGGCGTAGCCATGGTCGCCCGGAAGCCTGCGAATGTGCTGACCTCCAGCTTCCAGCTCTGGACGGACGCAGGAGGTGGTTACACCGAAGCGGCGACCGAGGCCTGGACGCCGAACGGCGAGCTCTCGGCGGCGATCACGCATTACGCCACGTCGCTGACTCTGCTGAACGTGACGGACCTTCCGGCCGTGATGACCCGAGCGCTGCTAATCGAAGGCGAGGGTGGCTTCGAAATCGTTCGGGTCGACGGCTATTCGGCCGGCGTCTGCACCGTGGTCCGCGGCTGCGCGGACACCTTGCCAATGCCGCATGCGAGCGGCGCGCGCGCCTGGTTCATCGACGACTACCTGGCGATCGACGAGACCGAATACGCCGACGGCGAACTCATCTCGGGCAAGCCGCTGACGGTGGCGGCCGCGATCCTGCCGCTGAACGCCGCGTCGGCCGAAACGGCGACCGTCGCTCGTCGCTACGAGCGGCCCTATCCGCCAGCCAACCTGAAGGCCAACGGTTTGCTCGTGTGCGCCGTCACCGATCTGGACGGCGACACGTTCCAGGGCGTCGACACGGTGCTGACCTGGAACGAGCGCAACCGGATCACCCAGGCCGACACACTGGTCGGCCACACAGAGGCGAGCGTGTCGCCGGAGACCGCGCAGACCTACACCCTACGAGTCTACGCCGCCGACGGCTCGACGTTGCTGCGGACCGAGGTTGGCATCGCGGGCGCAACGTTCACCTATGACGGGACGATGTACGTCGCCGATGGCTCCCCGGACAACGTCTGGATGGAGTTGGAGGCCGTGCGGGACTCCCTGGCCTCGATGTATGCCTACAGATTCAACATTCCGTTGATAGACCACGTTTTGCGCAACGAGGCCGGCGGGCCGATTTCCCTGGAAGATGATAGCGGCTACCTGGAGATTGAATCGTGACGAAGATCAGTTCGCTCACCGCGCTGCTGGGAGCCGACGTGGCGCCGAGTGACGACCTGTTGACCATTGTCGACATGTCCGAGACCGGCGCCGCAAGAAACAAGAAAATCACGGTCGCAGAACTACTGAGTTCCATGACTGTCGATCTTACAGATCTGCTCGACGACTCGGCGGGCGATGGGATCACCGACAAAACCTGGTCTGTCGACAAGATCATCGACGCAATCTACACGGCGCTGACGGGGGTGGCGGAGACTGCCCGGGACGCCCTCGGCGCAGCCCTGGTTGCGGGTACGGGCATCTCGATCAGCGTCAACGATGCCGGCGACACAATCACCATCAGCCGTACCGCCATCACTGAATCATTGGTGCTGGCGGTCTCCGACGAGACGACCGCGCTGACGACGGGCGTCGCGAAGGTGACATTCCGAATGCCTTACGCCTTCACCGTCACTGCGGTGCGCGCGTCGTTGAGCACCGCGCAAGCGACTGGTTCGATCATTCAGTTCGACATCAATGAGGGCGGCGCCTCGATCCTGTCGACCAAGCTGACGATCGACAACGGTGAGAAGACGTCTGTCACCGCCGCGACGGCCGCCGTGATCTCGGACGCCTCGCTGGCCGACGACGCGGAGATCACGATCGACATCGATGTGGTCGGTGACGGGACCGCGAAGGGTGCCAAGATCTACCTCATTGGACACCAGTAACGATGTCTGCGCTCATCAACCCCTATGCGTTCGGCGGGGTGGGGCCCAGTCTGGTCGACCTCACCAACTATCAAGAGACGGGAGGCGCCAACGGCGCGACGTCTGTCTCGATGAACTATACGCCCAGCGCCGGCAATAAGACCGCGTTGCTGGTGTTTCTCGTCATCGCGCGCCTGGCGTATTCCGGCCCATCGGGGGCTGATTGCTCATGGGGCGGAGTCGCGATGACACCCCTGGTCAGCCTGGGAGACGTGAGCGGCGACGCGCCAGGAAACTCCTTGCATGTGTTCTACACGCGGCTCGACGGAGACACGACCACCCGCACCCTTCTGGCGAGCAACTTCCTCGCGGCCGTGGACCTCAGATCGAACATTGCTGTGATGACGCTACACAATGTCCGCGAAGGCATTGACCCCGCGGTCGTCGTCGCCACGGCCGGGGTTCTGAGCGCTTCCTTCGCCGGCACGGTGCCCGGAGGATTGATCGCGGATTGCTCCTTCACGTCAGAACCAGCCACAGGCGCCGGGCCATCCTTCACCGCCGATCCCGCGGCGACAACTTTGCGCGCACTAGTCGCGCCGCCCGGGAACCTTGAATCGACGATCAGCAAAATGAGCGCCGGCTCGGGAGGCAACAAGACCATCGCGCAGACGTCGACCTACTCGAACAACGACATTGTCTATGCCGCCGTCAGCATCGCGCCGGCTCTGACCGCGAGCGGCGTACCAACCACGAGTGGGGCGGTAGGCGCTACGTTTGAAGGGTTCACAGTCACGGCGTCCGGTGGAGCGGCCCCGTACAGTTATTCGACGCCAGCCGGCGCTTTGCCGCCTGGTTTGTCGATCAACACGTCCAATGGCTATACGTCGGGTGTTCCGACCACGGCCGGAACCTACTCGGGGATCATTGTTCGCGCGACCGACAGTCTCGGTCGAACCGCCGACGTTGGACCGTTCGCCATCACCATTTCCGCCTCATCGGCCACGGTCACGATGGATTCGACCGTAATAACGATGGATTCAACTGTTCACACTATGGACGAGATCTCCTAATGCCTCAGCAAACGATCAACATAGGTGCAGCCGGAGACGATCACACGGGCGACAGTCTCCGTGCGACCGGCACTAAGCTCAATGCGATGTTCGGCGAGCTGTATGCTGTCGGAGGAGCCCTGACCCCGGGGGGCAGGCTCACCCTGACGACCGGCAAGCCCGTCATGCCGGTCGACGCTACGGCGCAGTCGACCGTCTACTACACTCCGTTCGTCCGCGCTCAGCTGCCGATCTTCGACGGGACCAACTGGGCACAACGTCTCTTTACCGAGATGTCGCTGGCTCTGAATTCCACCGACAATCTCAGCGAGCACGTCTACGACATCTTCGTCTTCGACGATTCCGGGACCCTGCGTCTGGGCACCGGCCCGTCGTGGAGGACCGCGTCGACTGTCACGATCACCATCGCGACGCCAGGTGTTGTGACGTGGACGGGGCATGGGCTGACCGAAGGCGCCCCAGTCATCTTCAGCACGACGGGGGCGCTGCCGACCGGCCTAACGGCGGGGACGACCTACTACGTCGGCAAGAACGTCACTGCCAACACGTTCAGCGTCGCCACCAGCGTCGCCAACGCGGCAGCCGGAACCTATGTCGCCACGAGCGGCTCCCAGTCGGGCACACACACGGCGTCGAACGCCTCGACGCAACGAGGAACCGGCGCCGGCACGTCCGAGCTCGAATTGAAGGACGGCATCTGGACCAACAAGGTCTCGATCACCCTGAAGGCTGGCGGCTCGACTGTCGGAACCCCAGCCGCCAACCGCGCGACGTATCTGGGCTCGATCTATTGCACCGCCAATGGTCAGACGGGCATGGCGATGGCGCCGGCAGCGGCGGCAGGAGGTTCCGCGCCTTACCTGTACGTCTACAACGCCTACAACCGCGCTCCGATAACGGCGATCTGCCGCGACAGCACCGTGTCATGGTCGGATACCACGGCCTCGTGGCACCCGAACAATGCCGGGGCGACGGGCAGCGGCTCGAACAATCGTGCCAAATGGCTCGACGGCCTGCAGCAATCGTTCGCCAGCGCGACCTTCATTCAGAACGTCAACAACAGTTCTGGAACCACGATGTACTGGGCATGCGGAGTCAGCTTGGATGCGTCCAACGGCACGCCGCAGTCCTCGTCGCAACACGGTTTCCTCAACAATCACCAGGGCGCCGGGAATGCGCAGGCCAGCTTCGCCCCACAGCTCGGCGTCCACTTCGCCCAGGAAGTATTCTACACCAACAACGCCACAGCGACGCCCGCGGGCACATCGTTCAGTACGTCGGTCAGCGCGATGTACCTGACCGTGATGATGTAGATCAGGCTGCAGCGCGCAGTCTGATGGGGTCGAGCTTGCGGTCTGGAAGGACCCGGCGGCGCTTGAAGCGCATGGCATGACGCTCGACCCCGTACCAGCTTAGCCAACCGGCGATGGCCGCGCAGGGTAGGGACCATAGGATGAGCGGCCAAGGGTCCGTGAGGCCCACCAGCCAGACCAGTAGTTTCTGGACCGGCCAACCGTACAGATACACGCCGTAGGAGATGTCGGGGAAACGCGGGAGCGGCGCCGGCGGGAGGCGGAGGCAAGCGTCGAGCCCGAACCGATGCACCGCCGAACCGGTCAGGAAAATCAGGAACAACATCGCAGGCGAGCGCCAACCGAAGTGGATCGCCAACGCAGCTGTGGCCAACCAAGCGACTACGAGGGACCAGCGCCGGCCGACCACGAAAGGTGTCAGCGCGTAGCAGGCGACTTCCCACTTGATCGTCCACAATGAGCCGTTCGCGGCATGGGCGGGGCCGAGCGTCAGAACATGTGGCTCGTGCAAGATAATCAGGTCGACCGCCATCTGGCGCCAATCGATCGCCTGGCCGGGGCGCAGGAGGCAGGCGATGCCGACGGAGACGACGAAGGCCGTCGCGAATCCGGGCCAAATTCGCAGGAGGCGGTTTCGCCCGTAGTCGAGGGGCGATGGGTTGCCGCACCAACTCTTCGCTATGAGGTAGCCGGACAACAGGAAGAAGCCCCAGACGGCGACGCCGCCGAAACCGATGTTCGGGCTGAGGAAGCGCCGTAATGGCTCATCGCTGCCGTGACCCAGCATGTCGAAGCCATGCGTAATCAGCACGAGGCTCGCTAGGCACAGACGTGCCACCGAGAGCCAATCCGAGCGCGCCATCCTTGGTTGCTTGGTCATGACGCAGCTTATGCACGAACTGCGACGACGCGCTACTATGACGAGCGATCAACCGCGAAGCTTTGCAAGCGACCAGATTGCAAGGCCGGCGGCGGCGCTAACGATCGCTGAAGTGAAGGCTAGATCGTACCAGCCGCGGGCCACTTCAACGAGAATGATGCAACCCGCTAGACACCCTGCGCCGAAGCCAATCCTTGCCATGGCCACTACCTAGCCACGAATTTGGTTAGCGCGACAAGGGGGCGTCGCTCTCACGTCGAGCCGTTAGGCCGCGCCTCAAAATATCCACTTTTAATTGATAATCACGTAAAACGTGTCATTCCATGCTTTAGGTGACTCCATCTTTAGCGGGGAGCTGGGGCGATGTTTTCGGTTATGCGGGCGTGATCGTGTCGGATCACCACAGCCTCGTCCAGGATGTGAGCGTCGCCGCGGTGAAGGTCGTGCCGCCGGCTACGATCTACGCTCTCACCCTTAACGAGTGGCTGGCCGTGGCCGCCATCGTCTACACGGTCCTGCAGACCGCGCACCTGGTCTGGAAATGGGCCGGCGAATGGCGCCGCGCCCGGCGCCTCAAAGAGCGAAACTCCTGATGCCCTCCGCCAGGCAGACAGCTGGCGGCGCAGCGGCCCTCGCGGCGGCTCTCACCATTTCCGGGCCAGTGATCCAGAAGTGGGAAGGCAAGGTCAACGATCCCTATTGGGACCTGGCCCACGTTCGCTCGGTCTGCTGGGGCGAGACTCGTGGCGTTCAGGAACGCCACTACTCCGACGCTGAGTGCCTGGCGATGTTCCGCAACAGCCAGGCCGAGCATGGCCGGGAAATCCAGGCCTGCCTGCCGCCGCTCGTGCCTGTGCCTACGCTCGCCGCCTTCATCGTGTTCGCCTACAACGTCGGCGTCACCAACGCCTGCAAGTCCACGGCGGCGCGCCGCGTCTGGGCCGGCGATGTGGCCGGCGGCTGCAACGCCCTGCTGGCCTGGAACAAGGTTCGTCAGGTCCGCCGCGACGCGAACGGACTGCTCGTCACCAGCTACGTCGTCAAGCAGGGCCTCGCCAATCGTCGCGCCGAAGAGCGCGCGCTCTGTCTGCAGGGCGCCCCGATGTCGATCGCCAGGAGCTCCTAGATGTTCAGACGCATTCTCGACGCCCTCGGCGTCCCATGGATGGCGTTCGGCGGGACCTGCCTGGCGCTCATCGCCGTACTAGCCTTCTGCTACCAGAGCGGCGTCAAGGCGGCCCGGGAGATCAACCTGATCACCGTGGACCGCGACAGCATCGCCCGCTGGGCGGACGTGACCTGCGCGCTGACCGGGAAGGTCTACCGCGCGCCGGGCATGAAGCGGGAGGAGTGGGGCCGGGCATGCCAGTCCGAGATCCAGGCCCTCGCCGACTTCCGCCGGAACACCACTGAAACCACGAACACCGCCATGGCCAATCACCTGAAGACACAGGTCGAGCAGGCCACGGCGGACCTGGCTGCGGCGCGTCGCGCCAACGAGCAGACCGCCAGGGCCCTGAAACGCATGGAGGCAGCAGATGCGTCCGTCAAAGACGATCATGTCGGCGGCGATTGGTTTGGCGCTCTCAACGAGCTTGGGGGCTTGCGCGCACCGGGCTCCTAAGCTCGAGGCGCCGACCCACACGCAGGTCATCGCCGTCCCGTTGAAAGAGACGCCGCCCGCGGATCTGATGGTCTGCGCGCAGCGTCCGGACGGCTTTCCGGAGGACCTGGTGGCGACCATGCCGCTGGGCATCCGCGACGCCGCCAAACGGGTCATGAAGGCCCTGAAGGACGACGCCGATCGCCTGGATCGCTGGGTGAACTACCACGCACCTGGGTCGTGCCCGGCGCCCAGCCCGACGTCGCCATAGTAGCGGAGTTCGCCCATGGACGACTTGCCGGAGCATGTCGTTGATCCCCGGCTCAAGAAGTGGGCGACGGACCAGCAGAAGCAGCGGATCGATCTGATCAACCAACTCGGCGGCTATCGGTCCGCCGGCCGCCAGCTGAACATTCAGCATACGACGCTCATTCGCATGGTCGAGCGCGTGGAGAAACGCGCGCGGCTGGCCGGCTTCGACCCTGCTCACGACATGACGCATCCGACGGCCGACCCGTTCGTCGTCAAGGGCGTGTCGACCTACTACGACAGCGAGGGCAAGGTCCGCGGCCAGTGGGTGAAGACCCAGCTCGATCGCGGACTCTCGGAAGCCGCCATCCGCGACTTCGTTGAGCATCTGATCCAGGAGGCGCGCGGCCTGGCGCCGCTAACTCCGCCGCCGGAGTCCTGCGCGGACGAGCTGCTGGCGCTCTACGGGTTCGGCGATCCCCACTTCGGCATGTATGCCTGGAAGGAGGAGACCGGAGACGATTTCGACCTGGCGACCGCCCAGCGGCTCACCCAGGCGGCGATTGACCGGATGGTGGCGAGCGCGCCGCCGGCCAAGACCGCGCTGCTGCTCAATGCCGGCGACTTCTTCCACGGCGACAACAGCAAGAACCAGACGCCCGGCAGCGGCCACGCGCTCGACATCGACACGCGCCACGCCAAGGTCGTCCAGGTGGGTGCGCGCGCAATGGTCTACGCGGTTCGGCGCATGCTCGAGAAGCACGAGCGGGTGCTGGCCTGGATGATGCCGGGCAACCACGACCCGGAGACGTCGTTCGCGCTCGCGCTTTGCCTGGCGCTCTATTTCGAGAACGAGCCGCGCGTGGAGATCGATCTGACGCCCGGCCTCTACAAGTACATGCGCTTCGGCAAGGTGCTGATCGGAGCGCACCACGGTCACGGGGCGAAGATGAGCGAGCTGCCGCTACTGATGGCCGCCGACCGGCCGGAGGACTGGGGCCTGAGCCGCTTCCGTTACTGGTATTGCGGCCATATCCACCACAAGACCGTCGACAAGGAGCATCCCGGCGTGGTGGTGGAGACCCTGCGGACGTTGGCGCCGCGCGACGCCTGGCATGCCGGGAAGGGTTATCGGGCCGGGCGAGACGCTCAACTCATCATCCACCACGCGGAATACGGTGAGATTGAGCGTCATCGCTGCGACGTCGCCATGTTGAGCTAAGCGGCCAGGGTGTTCGCCGCCGATCCAAAGCACGCGGCAGCGTCGGTCGCCGCAAGCATCAGCGTCACGGCCGTCGCTCCGACCGCGGCTTGGCCAATAGCGCGGCCAGCGATCGCCGTCATGAAACCCGCCTCCACGCCACCGTAGCGACCATGGCCGATCATCGACCGGACGACGGAGCCGAGCACGCTGGCGGCGTCCTCCTGCTGCGCGAAGACGACGAACTCATCGGCGTACCGCCGGCCAGTTCGGGTATCGTCCGACCAGTTTCCCGTGGGCTCGACAACCCAGAAGTCGGAGCCCCTCACGAAGGGAAGACGTTGTGGCATATCCTTGAAAACCCCCAGCTAAGAACCGTGATGTTTGAACTGACTTCGGCGTGGAAACTCACCTGGTCAACGAGAAATTCAACTTTCAGGTGAGGTGCGTCATAACAACTCAGCGACGTCGCTCGGGAAGCCTACCAACGCTAGGATGTCCGGATCCTTACGCCATGGCAGAGCTAGGTTGAGACGTCGTCGGATGTCGGTGGCGTAGTCCGTTTCGCGTTCGATCAGGACGCAATCGAAGCCCTCGTCGCGAGCCGCCTGACCGGTCGAGCCGCTGCCAGCGAAGGGGTCAAGCACCGTGCCGCCTGGTGGGGTCACGAGGCGGCAGAGCCAGCGCATCAGAGCGACGGGCTTGACCGTCGGGTGCGAGCTGCCGGCGCGATCGGCCTTGGACGCCTTGGCTTGATACATGATCGGGTTGGCAGGGAAGGCGTTGAAGAAACGAGCTGCGGAGCCGGAGTCTCCTCGGAAGGTGGAACCGGCCTCGTCTACGTTGCCCTTGAACGCACCATAGGTGTTCCGAAACTTGTCGGCGTTCCGCCTATGGACGGGCGCCGCGGCGCCCGCCTGGGCGGGAAATATGGCTGTCACGCCTTCCGAGCCGTCATGCACGAGGTTGGCGGGCCAGCGACCTTGATCCGATCCATTCGTGCCTGGGGTAGGCACCCAGCCGTCATCATTGATCAAGCCGAAGTCGGTCGCAGCGCGGGGTCGAACCGTGCTTTCGCCGCGAATCCTGCATCCGTCGATGTTCACCGCACCCACGCCGTGTTTCAGGATGTTCAGAAATCCATTCTTCTCGGCGAAGGGCTTCTGTCCCATGTAGATCGGCTCGAGGGCCGGCTTGAGGCTCTGCGTTCCGTAGAACCAGCCTTCCCATGTAGCTGCCTCGGCCGTGCCGAGTGCCTTGTCGATCGCTTTTCCAACAGCGTGCGCCTTGGGAAAACCCTGGCCGTACACCCAGCCGATGAATGGGTGCATGATGAAGCCGGCGAGCTCCATGGCGCACGCCTGCCAATGGCCGGTCCTGGGCGAGCTGAACGCCAGAACATAGCCGCCGGGCTCGAGCACCTCGTAGACGAGCCGCCAGAACTCCGGATCTTGGGCGATGCGCGAGCCGTCTGGATCCGCGCCGTCCCAAGCCTTGCCCATGAAGCCCTTCGACTGGCGGGCAAACCGGCCATCTGACCCCGCCTTGGCCGGCGCAGCGCCGTCCTTGCCGAACCGTTTGACGATGGATTCGAGGTAGTAGGGCGGATCGCAGACCACGGATTGGACGCGCACACCCTCGTCGGCCATGCGGGCGAGCACGGCCCGGCAGTCGTCGTGATGAAGGGTGATCCGGCTCATCCGATCAGGTCGTCCTCGTCCTCAATGGCTGCAACCTCGCCGCGATTTTCGGCGGAAGGCAAGCCCGTGTTCTCTTTCTGTTCTAGCCCTACCGGTGCGTCAGTTCCGGACGTAGGATCGGCGGATGGTTTACGAGGTGTTAACGATTTGCTCTTGCGCGGCCGCGCTTTCTCGATCTCCGACTCAATGAACTTGCGGAAGTCGGCCGCCAACTTCTCCGGGTCGCCGCCATTCATGCTGAGGTGCTGCCAGCCCGTCTTCGGGTGGTGGGCGCGGGCGACGTAGCGCTGGTTTGGATGCACCTCTTCCGAGGTCTCGTAGATGACGATCCGCATGGCGCTCACCCGATCAGGTCGTCATCGTCGATCGGGGAAGGCACCGTGGGCGGCCGCTCGGGATCGTGCTCGACGGTGGGCTTGACCTTCCTGGCCGCGTCAACCCTGGCGAGCGCTTCCTCGATCGCGTGCTGCGGGTCCACGCCGTTGCCGAACTCGTAGAAGTGGGAGTTGTCGGCGGCCCGGACGTTGCAGCGCCACATGCCCGAGTTCAGATGAAACAAATTGTTAACGCGTAGGCCGCGGCGCTTAACTTCGCGGAGCCAATGCTCGATCGTTTCCACGACTTGCTCTTTCATCACACGGCCAGCTGTGACCGGCGCGATATCGTTAACTTTGTCCACGGTTTGCTAGACGCCGCGCGCCACATGCGTTCTTTACCTCCCAGAACTCGTTCATACCCCTGCCTTTCCTTGGGCGCCACCGATATGGTGGCAACCGTCGGTGGTCTTACGGGCGAAGCCGCACGCTTGGAACTGTGGCAAAGATGCGCTCCGCCCTCGCTGATCCCGCCTATCGCGCGTTCGTGCGCCGCGTGATCGCGTTGCGTGCGCAGGCCGGGATCACCCAGCGCGAGCTGGCCAAACTGCTGAACCGGCCGCCGTCCTATGTCGACAAAACCGAACGGTACGAGCGCCGCATGGACCCTTCGGAGTTCTGCGCCATTGTGAGAGCGCTCGGCTTCGATCCGGCCGCCGAGTTTGCGGCCGTGGTCGCGCAGAACGCGGCGCCTCAATAAGCAATCCTCGGCTGTAGAGATATCCATCATCGGATAGTCCCCGGCTTTCTCAGCTTGCCGAGCCGGACGCGGTCTTCGTGTGCGCGGATCCCATGCATGACGCTTGTGTGGTCGTAGTAGGGCTCGCCGAACTGGCGCCCGATCCAGGGGAGACTCTTGCCCGCCAGTTCCTTTTGGATGCGGAACATGGCTTCGTGCCTGGCATGGGAGATCGCATGGACGCGCGCTCGGCGATCGAGGTCGGCGACCTCGAGCAGCCACTCAGACGCGACCTGCTCCTTGATGGCCCGAACGGCGGGCGGCACCGTGGCGACGCTCATAGGGCGAACCGCTTGATCAGCGCCCACTCGTCGTAGGCGACGGAGAGCGGCTCAGGGCCGACGGACGCCCGTCTCGACCAGGACGTGGTCCAGTGCGCGACCTCGGTCCGGGCGTTGCGCCGCCCACGGCTATGGACGGCGGACTCGTCGCGGGCCTGCTGGATGTCCGAAGCCGCACACACGAACGGAGGGCCATTGTCCGAGCTGATGGTCAGGATCAACAGATCCACCATGGCTTAGAATTCGCCGAGCGCCGACATGTAGAGGTCGAGAATGGCCTCGGCCTCCATACGCTTCGCGCGGTCCTGCTTCCGCAGGCGCACGATCTGGCGAAGGATCTTGACGTCGAAGCCGTTGCCCCGGGCCTCGGCGTAGACCTCCTTGATCTGCTCGGCGACCTCCGCCTTCTCTTCCTCGAGGCGCTCCACACGTTCGATGATCGAGCGGAGCTGCGACTGCGCGGTTTGGTTCAGGACGTCGGGGTGGGCGCCGGAGTTGTGCCCGACGCCGCCGATCAGGTCATCGTCCTCACTGGCCATGGTTAGGCCGCCCTCTGGGCGCGACGGGCAGTCTCGCGAACCGCGCGCTTCATCGTCCGAACATCGTCCTCGGCGATCACCGCCGGCTGAGGCGTCGCCGCCTTGGTCCGGCGGCCCTTGATCGCCTGCAGCCGCGCGGCGGTAGCCTGCTGCTTCGCCAGCCTGCGGGCGACACGGCGGAGGACTTGGCGCGAGGCCGGCGCTTCGGGAACGTCGGCGTAGAGCGTGGCGTTCGCCTTCAGCTTGGCTGTAAGGCGGGCCCGGGCGCGCTTGTGCCCTTCACCGGGTTGTGGCGCGGCAGGGCCGTCGCTGAAGACAGCACCGAGCGCAGCCATGGCGACATTGCGGGCGACGCTGGCGAGAGTTTGCTTGGTGTCCACGGATTGGGTCTCCGGTTGAAAGTCAACGCTAAGTGGATTTTACGGGCGCGGCAATAGGCGACGCCTTCCTTTTCTCGTCCTCCAAATCGAACGAGTGGCGGATCGCCTGCATGACGGGGCAATCGGCGACATCATCGACGTCCCAGACCGTGCCGCAGGGCTGGCAACGCATCTGGCCGGAACCGTCGCGCCGGGCGCTGCACGTCGCCATCACAGCTGCTCCTGGTCGGGAAGATGCCGCCAGTAGGTCGGTCCGGCGCCGCCGTATTCGCTCCAGGTGAACTGGCGGTCGAGCGACTCCCAGAGGCCGGGCCCCGGCTGGATGAGCAAATTCAGGCCGGTGGCGTTCCAGTGCATCACGAACTCGCCGCAGTCGTCATCACCGACGATAATGCTGAGGCCGTTGCGCGGCGCGGTGGCGATCGGCTGGTTTGCCGGATCTGCGTGCTGACCGATCGCCATCACGCAGCACCTTCGTGTGGCTTCACATAGAGCACGACAGTGGGTTTCTCCGCCTCACGAACGAATGGCGCCTTCGGGTTCGGATAGCGGTCAATGATCTCACCGGCCTTCCGACTCATGGCGGCCATCCAGTCGGGATCAGCCACGCTAGGCGGCCGGTCGTCCTCGCACATGCGGTTCATCTGGGCGTCTCGTAGGACGCAAAGCGCCGCTATGGCCTTGGTGACATGCGACAGCCCAGAGTCGGGGTCGACGTCCACGCCCTCCCACCAGTCGATCAGGTGGCGCAGGGCGGCGTCGTAGTAGACGGAGGCGCGGACGCCAGCGACCCGGTAGTTCGATCTGCCGTACTTCCTCGCCCCCTCGAGCATGGCCAGGCCAACTTCGCCGAGGACCTGGGCGGGGATGGTCGACAGCGGCGCCTTTCGGATGCCGACGGCGTCCTTGGGATTGGTCTCTTTGGTTGCCGTCGCAGCGGGCGTTGGGCAAGCGCCCTTGCCGCAGTCCGACACGCGCGCAAGCCGGCGGCCGCAGGAGGCGAGAAATCCCTCCGCTGGCGCGGCGCCTGGGATGACCTGCCGATCGCACTCCGGGCAGTATTCGACTAAGACGCGCTCGGTCATTGGGTTTCTCCGGGGGAGGCTGCCGGCCGGCTTTCCGCGTGCCACTTCTGGAAGAGCACGAACTTCGCCTCTGTCCGTTCGAACAGCTGGTTTCGATCAAGATCGCAGGCAGACGTTACGTAGAGGATGGCCGCCCATACGTCGGCCATCTCGTCCAGAAGGCGCTGGTCAAGCGGCGGCCCGCCGTCCCAGTGATCCACCGAACCGCTTGCGCCGACGATCTTGCCGATGACCTGGAGCACCTCGCCCGCTTCCTCTGCGAGCTTGGACAGGCCCGGCCACTTGTCGGCGCCGATGCTGTACGGGCCAGCGCTCACGACAGGATCGCCTTAACGACGTCGAGGCCCTCCTCGAGCGTCGCCACTCGGAACCCGAGCGCTTCGCAGAGCATGGCATGCTCGTGCACATTGCCAGGCTCCATCACGCAGATGATTGGCGTCCGTGACAGGTCCGCCCATGCGCACTCCATGACAGTGCCGACACTGATGCGCTCAGCGCCAGCGAAGTTCACCAGCATCACGTCGCAACGGGTGGCGTCGAAGCGGTCGCGCGTCATGATCGCGCGCTCCGTGGACAACGGATTCTCCTCATAGCCGCGGTTGGTGAGCTTGCCGCGGTCGCGGAGAAACTCCTTCGCCCTCATCGGCGACAAGGCCTTGATCCCCGCGGCGGCCAGGTCACGCGTGGCGAGGTCGCGCCAGCTGGTGGCGCCTTCGTAGTCCAGCCCAGCGATCGGGCCGGCGAGGTAGACGGTGTGGCGCACGAAGGCGAACTCCGATTGAGGTGGAACGAGGCGCAGCGGTGGTGCGCTGGGTAGCCGGATGGGATCGAGTTCGCCGTGAACGCCGAATTGTTGGACGAACTGAGCGACATCCGGCTCGTCGAGGACGGACGGCAGCATCATTCCTGCCCCCGGCGCGCCTCGACCCGGTGGACCAGATCGTAAAGGGTGTCCGCCATGTGCGAGGCCTGCGCCGACGTCAGGACGACGTGCGCGTCGCCGTTCGTGGTGAGACGGATCGCGTTGTCGAGCTCCACCATCTCGACGTTGGTCGATTTGGCGTCGCCGTCCTTGGCCTGGAAGCCGCGGATCAGCCGCAGTTCGCTGGGATCGACTGCGGCGCTCATTGGAGCGCCCCGAAGACGTAGTCGCCGACGATGATCGCGCCGAGCACGACGGTCATGACGTAGAGGGCCAGCAGCACGTAGCGGCTGGAGAGCAGGAAAGACGTGACGGGGCCGTAGCCTTCATCACGCAGCTGCCGGTAGGCGGGCAGTTTCATGTGAAGCTCGCTGGAATGATGTGAGGTGTCAGCCGCGGCTCGCCGCGCTGATTGCGCACCTCGCGGATGGAGGGAAAGCCGCCGACGAGGCGACACATGCGGACGTAGAGGCGGTCGTCTACGCGCTGTGGGTAGCCCTGCTTGACGGGCAGATCGGAGGACGGCATCGCCACGGCTAGTAGCTCTTGCCGCCGGCCGCGCGCCGGTTCTCGGGCTTATGGTCGGCCCGCGAAGCGTTGAAGGCCAATTTCTCGACCAAGGCGCCGCCGAGGTCCAAGCCGTAGCCGCCGGCCAGGTCGAAGATGCGGATCATGGCGTCCGCGAGTTCGACTTCGATCATCGGCCGGTGCGGTAGCTTGTCGTCCTGCAGCCCCTTGCGATGGCCCTCCATGGCCTCGCTGATCTCGCTGTGGACCAGGCAGAGCAGTTCGCCGACGTTGCGCTTGCCGTGGAGGTCGTCGCCCGTCGCCAGGTCATTCCACCAGCCGGCGACGACGTTCCGCTCGTGGATATTGTCGCGGATGTGGTTGAGCAGGTTGGCCGCGCTCATCGGCACGGCGCCGACTCGGCCGGTCGGAAGCGCCTCGATCGCGAGGTCGTCGAAGTAGGGCGTCGGGGTGTCTTCGATCGCCTCTTGTGTGCGGACGACCATGAGCGGCGCAGAACTCTTCCTCTGCGGCTCGCGGCCCTCCGCCGGATCGACGAGCACGCAGAAGCCGCGGCGCCCGAAGTCGACGGCCAGGGTTTCGGCGAGTCTGAATTTCTCCGAGGCCGTGGGCCCGGCGATGGTGACGGTGGTCAGGGTCTCTTGGGTCACGCGGCGTCTCCGGATCAGTGGAACAGGAAGTGGTTGAGGCGGCCGGCGACGCTGATCAGCGCCCACCAGCTCAGGAGGCAGAAGGCGAGGCCGACGACCCACGTCAGGGCGTTCGTCGGGCTGAAGTCGCGGAGCCGGATCGGCTGCCAAATCGATCGCCTTCCTGGTTGATAATCACTCGTAAGTTGACGTTCCGGGCATGGGTAGGCGCCGTTCGTCAACACCTCGGGGTTCCGTCGCCGGTCCGCGACCGGCAGGCCGAGGATGTTGGCGTAGTGCCTGGCGTATGAGCTCGCCCGAGCGTGACCGGAGTCCGTCGCTGGGAAGGTGAGGGCGCCGCACATGCCCGTTCGGCTGTTGAAGCCCACGTGGACCTTCGGGCTGTCCGTCGCCTGGCCGCTTTCGGTGATGTCGATGAACGGCCGGAGCCGGCGGATGCGCCAAAGGCGCTTCAGGGTAGTTGCGCGCATCACCATCTCCCGAGATGCGGTTGCGAGTGGAAGAAGATCGGGGTCCGCGACTTGGCGTAGTCCCGGTAGCGGCGCTCATCGAGGCGCTGGCGGAGGCGGTCGCGGACGTTCATCACCGTTTGACCTTCGTGCTGCGACCGGCCAGGGGCCCAAGCAGGACGTCAAGTGCTTTCAGGCGACTGTCGCAGCAGCGCCCGCAAAAGTGCGCTTCCCGCTTCTCGTCGCCTTGATACCCGCCGCGCCACGACAACTCCCGCCAACCGTGCGGCGCGATGATGTGGCTTTCGCCCATGCGCTCGATGCCGCAGCCGTCGCAACTGAATGTAGTTCTGGTTTCCTGGGTCATCGCCTGCCCGCCTTCTTGACCGTCCAGGCGTCGATCCCGGGTGGATTGTAGCCGGGGGCGTGCTCGTCAACCGGCGCCCAAGCCGGCGTGTGGATGTTGGCGACGGCGTTCGATGCGGCCTCGCGAGCGGCGACCTTGTCGCGCTGATAGTCATAGGCCAGGCTGTCGAGCCCGCAGTCCACCACGACCTTGCCGTTGAGAAAGAGCTTCTCAGGCGGGTCGTAGTCGCTGCCGGCGCTCATCAGCTCCGTGGCGATCGTCTCCAGGATCGAGAAGTAGGGGCCTTGACTGTGCGTGGCGTCGGCGCCCAGACCGCCGCGGAACATCATCACGCGGCCGGATTTGCGCATCACGACGTAGGTCTTCGGGGGCTTCTGACTCATCGGGCGGACTCCGCGTGCCGCGGGCAGCTCTCCAGGGGATCCCCGTCGCAGTTTTCATCCACGGCCGCACCGCAAGTCGGACACGGCTGAGGCTCGTTCGACAGCGTCCGCAATTTGGTCTCGATGCGTCCGGCAATCTCGGCGTTCCGCTCGGCCTTCTCCGGCCGTCCGGCCTCGCTCGCCTTGGCGCGGTGGTGCGCCTCATAGGTACGGAAGAGCGAGGCCGCGTCGCGCAGCAGTCCGCTCAGTTCCTCGATCTCGTGGCCGAGCGCCATCACGAAGCCATCGCCGGCAAGATCGCGCCAGGCCTCGCCGTAGCGGAGCGCGCGCAGGTTTCCGGCATCCATGATCAGCGTGTATTTGCCGTCGCAGACAGTGAGGTGGGCTGGCGGCGCGCTCATCGTTCGCCCTCGTAGATGTGCGAGAGCGGGGCGCCGTGGGCGGCGGCGAACTTGCGGCGCGCGTCACCGACGGAGGCGGCGTCGTCGATCGGCTCCCAACCCTTTCCCCAGTCCTGCGATAGGCCGCCCTGGCCAGCGAAGAACTGCGCCTCCTTGATCATCGGCGAGTTAGGGACGTGCGGGCGCCAAAGCCCGTAGTGGGTGATCATCGTGCATTTCCCGTGAGTTCGGCGGGTGCTCATGCGAACACCGCGGCGGCCAGCTTGGCGTGCGCCTTGCGGGCCTTAGCAAGGATCCGCGTCTCGGCCCGCAGGTCCACGATGCGGCTGCGATCCGTGGTCATTTGCGGCTTGCCGTCGGCGTCCAGGCCGACGAACCAACGCAGGGCGTCAGGTGCGCTCATCGAACTGCCGCCTGCAGCGCGTGTTGGACGGCTGGGATGGCGGGCTGGATCGTCATGCAGCCGCGGACCTCGTTGGCGCTCCAGATGGCCGCCGAGATGAGGATGGCCTTCATCGCCTTCTTGGGCTTGCGGAAGCCCGTCACGGCGCCCGCGTACCGCCGCTCCCATCTGGGGCGGAAGGCGTCACTGCGCACGATGCGGTGCGAGTGCATTGTGGTGTTTCCCCTCGCTTCGGCCCTCGACGGCCTGACGTGGACAGGAGGTCACGCTCGATCTGAGAAGTCAACTAAAAAGTGAGATCATAACTTGCGCAGTGGGTTTCCCCGAGTCCGCACTGCCGCAGTCAATTTCTCTGGGGTGGCGGGACGGTGGGTTTCCCCGACCCCTCGATCAATTTCTCTGGGGCCGGCGGGCAGCTCGAGGTTCGCGCCCCTGCAGCGCCCTTTTGCCTCGGCGGAGAGCGTCGCCGCGGCCTGGCCGGCGGACCGCCAGCTCGGCGCAATGCGGCCGCCCCTGCAGCCAATGGCGAGCCGGTTAGCGAGACAGATTGAGGGACGGGAACTGGAGGCGCGGGCGGCCGCTTGCCCGCCTTGTGCAACTCAACAGAAAGTTGACATTCAATCTGGAAGGTGAGACAGATTGAGCGTCAACCGATGGAGTCCCTCATGGGCAATGCATCTTATAGAGCCGCGCTCTTCAAAGACCGGGTCGAGACGTGGGCGGTTCGCCTGGCGCTCGTTCTCGTTCTCGGCGCCGCGGCCGCCGCGATTTGCGGAGTGGCGCTATGATTGCGCCCTTCACCCTGGACACGTCGGGCGCGGTCGCCCGCCCTTCACCCGAAACGAGCGTCATCAAGGCGTATCGCTGGCCCGACCTCGACGACTTCACGCAAGGGTATGTCGAGGCGCTGTTCCGCACGAGCCAGATGCTCGTTCGCGGCTGCCGCATCCCCATGGATGCCTACGGCTTCTCAGACCTCGCCCCCGAAACCCTCGCGCTGATCCTGAAGGACTGCGCGGCGTATCAGGCGCATCGCGCCTTCGACCCTCTGCGCGACTTGCCGGGCGTGAGCGGGGTCGAGAGCCTTCGGAATGCTGGGCGCGAGTTCTGGCACGTTCGCAGCGGCCAAGAGGATTATTGCCACGGTTTCAAGCCGGGCGATTGGCCCGACTTCTCGGCCGAGCCGCTGAACGCAGCAGCAAGAGCCTTCCCACCCCTCACGCCCTACCTGGGCGACGACGGCAAGGTCTACCTTCGGGAGGGCGCATAATGCCGCGCCAACTCAAACCCGCCGAGTCGGCTGACGTGATCCGCGTTCGCCGCGCTCTTTCCCTGCTACGCGAGGCGCGCGACCTGCTCCGCCAGGTCGGCGCCGTCCGGACAGTTGAGCGCGTGCAAGCCGCCATCAAGTCCGCCGACGGCGCCGTGCGCCATGTCGAGAGACGGGCGGCCGAATAGGCGCGCCTGCAGCACCAACCTTCTGTCGAGGATCAACCCCAATGAAGCTTCCCAAGCCTTCCCCCGTCGCTGGCGCCCCGTTCATGGTCGGATCAACGGCCATGCGCTACGTCGAGAAACCCGAGTCCGCCGGCTTCCGGCTCGTCGGGAATGCGGACGACATCGCGCCGCGCGCCGTCCAGCACCGCGGATGGTATCTTTACGACAACGGCGACCCGGACGAGACCGCGCGCGGTCTCGTCTACCGGCTTCCGAGCAAAGGCGGCCGCGCTCGCTACGTCGCCGGCTATCAACTGTCGTATGAGGATGACGCGGCCGCGCTAGACCTTGGCCACGTGTTCTCGGGCGATCGGTTCGGCGGAGAAGACGACGCGCGGGACGCGGCCATGATGGCGGACCGCCTGGCCGAAATCCTGGCCGAGCAAGAGCGCGACTATCACCGCGCATGGCAAGCCGGTTCGCTATGGTCGGATCTGGGCGAACGGATTGGCGATCTGCGGCGCGGGATCATTGCCGCCGTCCAGCAATTCCGCGAGGCGCGTAAGACCCTGCAGCCCGGCGGCTCCGCTCGCTGGACGGGTGGCGACGGGACTCCCGTTGTTGGCCGCTTTGACGCGCTTTGCGCGATCATTCGATCCGACATCGCCGATGACCTGGGCGAGCTCCGGAAGGCCCGGCGCCAGCGCGAGGAATTAGCGGACTCCGTATGGGGCGCGGCTAATCGAGCGGCCTTCAATGACGGCGCCGGCTGGCTTGTCTTCCCGTAATCACGCCCGCAACATCAACTAGTTGTCGAGGATCAACCGAAGTGAACATGCAATCTCAAACCCAAGCCGCCGAACTCCCCGCCATCGGAACGCCCGTCTATAAGCGCGGCCAACTTGGTTACGTGTCGCGGATTGTCGAGGCGCAAGCCGGCGTCTTTGTGATCGGCCGCGGAATGCAAGCCGTCCGCCATGAAATCGAAATGGTGTTTGACGGCTATTTGACTCAGGTCGGAGACGGTATCGCCGCGCCCTGGCTCGATGAGGCGCGGCGCACTGGTCGCCCCTCAATCAGCCCCGAAGAAGTCGAGACACGCCGCGCGGCGGCCGTGGCGGCGCAGACGGCCGCGCGTGATCAGCGGATGCGCGAACACCACGAGGCGCAGGAACGCGCCGCGGCATTCAAGATCGAAGCGGCCGCCCGCATGCCGCGCGACGCAAAAGCCGTGATCGTCGCCGAACTTCACGAAGACGACAGCGACAGCATGACCGATTATTTCGGGCACAAGGTGCGCCGGACGGTCATTCTCGCATGGTCGACGCACACGCGAGACCTGTTTCCCGAGCTGCGCAAGGCGGCGCTGAACTTCGCCGAAACGGCCGAACTGCACGACGCGCCAGAGAAGGCGGAGCACCACGAAAAGTACAGCATGGGCGCGGGCTTCTACCTGAAGCACGGGTTCCGCGACTCGTCGGGCTGGTCGGTCAAGAAGGTGCGCCTTTACGATCGCGGCGCCGACAACGTGCCCGTTGGCGAATGGTGCGAGGCATTGAGCGGCGCGAAGCCGCAACCCGCGCCGGCCGGCGCTCCCAAGCTGTCGCACGGCTTCAGCATCGAGAAGCACCACCACACGAAGGGCGGTTTTGATATGTGGCTCGCGATCATCGGCGAGCGCGTCGAGCGATCGGAATATGACCGCCTGTTGGCCGCGGCAAAGTCGCTCGGCGGCTGGTACTCCCGCGCCTGGAACGGGACGCCGGCCGGCTTCGCCTTCAAGTCGGAAGCCGCCGCGTTGGAATTCGCGGGCGCCCCGACCACGGATGACCCGATCGCCGAACGCCCGGCGGCCGCGCCCGCTGTGCCGCGCAATGAAGGGACGTCCGCGAAGCTCCGCGACATGGCGGACCGCCTGCAAAAGGATATCGACCACAAACTAGCGGACCGCCTGAGCAACACGCCGAAGCGCCAGCGGGAGGCGCAGGCGGCGCGCCTGGACGGCTACCAACTGCAGCGGGCACAACAGGCAATGCGGGCGCTCGCCGATCACTACGACGCGAACACGGTTCCGGCCGAACTGCGCGGCATCACCACGAAAGCCGAAATCGTCAAGCTTGCGGCGGCCGAGATTTCCCGCTCCGGCGGCTATTACGACGCCGGGCACGAGACCGGCCGGCCCTACAGCGACACGCCAGCCGCGCGCGCCCTTTGGGATCTACTGAAGCCGCGCAGCGCCGCGGACCAGAAGGCGGACGAACTGCGCCAGATGGTCGACGCGCTGAAGTTCTCCAGCATCCCGGGCTATTTCCCGACGCCTCGGCCGATCGTCGCCCGCATGCTCGAGGCGGCCGAGCTCGAGGACGGAATGAGCGTGCTTGAGCCGGAAGCCGGTAGCGGGGCGATCCTGGACGAAGTCCGGGCGGCCGCGCCGTCGTCCAGCTTGGCCGCGTTCGAATGCCATTACAGCTTGCGCAAGATCCTGCTGGCCAAGGGCTACAATCTGACCGGCGCCGATTTCATGGAAGCGCCAGCGTCGCCGCTCTTCGATCGCGTGCTGATGAACCCGCCCTTTGAGGCTGGCCAGGATATGGCGCACGTCCGCCACGCGTTCGAGTTCCTGAAGCCCGGCGGCCGCCTCGTCGCGATCATGTCGCCCGGCCCGTTCTTCCGGAGCGACCGCAAGTCCGCCGAATTCCGCGAATGGTTCGAAGGCCTGGGCGGGGAGTGCGAAGACCTGCCGGCCGGCGCCTTCAAAGAAAGCGGAACGGGCGTTGCAACGGTCCTCGTGACGCTCTGCGCCTAACGCATCAACGAGTTGTGGAGGATCAACCAATGATCAGCAATCCGACTCCGCCCATGGGCAACCGCTACGGCGCGCCCATGGGCCGGCATACTGGCCCCGACTACTTGGCCACTGAAGCCGGCCCGCTCTACCTCCGGCGCATCCGCCTAGACCGCGGCGGCTACGATGCGGGCGGCGCGTATTGGGGACTCGGCGAGCCGCTCTATTACGTCGAGGACCAGGACGGGAACGCGAAGTTCTTCCGGGCTAGGTCGCGCGACGCGGCTAAGGCTGCGATCCGCGCCGACTGGCCAGGCGCGCGCTTCTATGGCGAGAAGGACACGCGGCCGGGACTACCTGTCATCTTCCGGGCGGAGTGGGCGGCGCAAGCCGGCGGCGCGGTTCACGTGACGGCCGTCTTCCCGACCTTGCCGGACACGAGCGACCCTTACACGGCCACCTGTTACGCTCACGTTGGCCAGCATTCGGGATGCTCGCGCGGCTGGTATCGAAGCACGCGCGCCGCAAAGCCGGACGAGTTCGCGGACCTACTGCGCGAACTACGCGGGATCTACGAAAGGCCGGACGATCCCGACGCGGTCCGCCTGATCGTCGCCCGACGCTGGACGAAACACCACGACGCCGCGCGGCGCGCCGAACTGCAGCGCATGCGGGAAGGGGTCGCCCAGTGACCTACGCCGCAGCCTACCAACACCCGAACTTTGCCCAAGCCCTACCCGTCGGGCCGGCGTGGGAGTATGTCGGGTGCGAGTGCGGATGCCTGCTCTATCGCGACCTCTCATCGGGCGCTCAAGCACTGGTCCCGGCTATCTGGTACAACCTGCCGCCGGCGGACTACGCGAAAACGCTCCGCTTCAACGCCGAGCGCAGCGACGAATGCGCCGCCCATCGGCGCAAGGAAGCCAAACCATGGGCGACCCACGAAGCGGCGACGTTCGAGCGGCAGGCGCGCCGGCTTCGTGCCATGGCGCTTCTCTGTGATCGTTCGCCCGCGCCTTGCGCTGGCCAGGTGGAGTTTCTAGGGCTGAACGATCCGAGCCAGTCCCGCGAAGCGGAAGCGATGGCCATAGAGCACGCGGAGGCGCAATGCGAACGCTTCTGACGATCTATGGTTGGCTTTGCCGCATCGTCGTCACGGTGGCGATCCTGCTAGGCCTGATCATAGCGACGGTCCATCACTGACGAACTGAGTACGGGGCGCCCTTAGCGGCGCCCTTTCTTTTTGAGCGGCTTCCGGCGCGAGCTGGCGGCCGCTTTTTGCTGTCTGCGCCATGAGTTCGCATGCCCGGACGCATGCGAACTCATGGCGTGGGATAGCCGGGTTAGCGGGACGGACTCACATCGGGAAGCCGGGACGCATGCGAACTCATGCGAACGCATTGGGTGGAGCGTGGGCGAGCGTGGCCAGGCCTAAGCCCGGACGCATGCGAACTCATACGGACTTATGGGGATGCGTGTTGTTGGTATCTCGGGGTTGAGTGAGTGCGGACGCATGCGAACTCATGCGGACTTATGAGCCTGAAAGCATCGAGTCGGGATGGTCGGGCGGCCGGACGCATGCGAACTCATGCGGACTTATGGGTCCTTCCCGGGCTTTCCGGCCACCGCGAGGGGCGCCGAGCCCGGTCTGTGAGAGTTTCCATTCGACGTAAAATGCACAGCGGGACGCATACGAACGCATGGAGAGCAACGCGAACGGACTGCAACAGCCTGTAACAGCCTGCAACGCTTAAGTGAGACGGTCTGTTGCAGGAAAAGCCTATATAACTCAATAACTTCAACACCTTTCAACCGATGCAACGCTCTTTTCTAAGGAACTCTCGTCTTGAGCAGGGAATAAGGGGGAGGGGATAAGCCACAAGGGCGCATGGTCGACTCATACGACGCGACAAGTGTTGGAAAACGCTGTTGCAAGCGTTGCAGCGTTGAAGTGTTTGATTTCATTTGCAAACGCCTGCAACGCTCCCTGCAACGCTCGAATCGGCTGTTGCAGCGTTTTCGGTTGACGTGTCACCCAAAAGTTGATTTATGAGTTCGCATGAGTTCGCGGACGCATGGAGCGCGGAAATGAGCGAAATGACCGATATCCCGCCTCGTTGGGCATTCGAACGCATGGAAGCCGAGCGTTGCAAATTCTTCTGCGTTGAGCCGAACCCGCTAAATGTCGACGTCTTCATGCGCGACCCACTTGGCTGGGCGCCATACCACGCCTTCGCTTCGTACATCGCGCGCGCAGAGCAAATGCTGCGCGAGGTGACGGAGCATCTGGCCAGCGTCACGGGCGCCGACGAGCGGCCCGGGTCGGATAGCGCCGACATCGTCAATCGGGTGCGCGAGATGATCGGAGAGAAGTCGTGACCGTCGCCGAACTGATTGCCAAGCTGCAGCAGCTCCCGCAGGACCTTCCCGTGACGACCGGCGGGTTTGATGAGGATGCCTACGACTATCTGGAGACCGTGAAGGTGGTGCGCCTGCGCGAGGTCGACAGCCCCGGCAGTCATTCCGGTGCCTTTGATGAAGCGGAGGGGGAGCGCGGCATGTACCGTCGGCCGCTGAAGGGAGAGCCGTTCGACGCGGTTTACTTGGACCGATGACCGTCGCTTAACTGATCGAAGCTCTCCGCCAGCTGCCGTCCGACGCCGTCGTGTTAGCGGACGGCGAGTTCCTCGCCCCGATCGACAGCGTGCGTGGCCCAGTGCGCTATCTAACCGCGACGTCCGCCCTTCAACACCTGTCGGTCTCCCGACGATTCGGGTGCGCCTGTGAGTGATCCTGACGTGACCGACCTTCCTTTCAAGATCGGGGACATCGTCACTCGCGATGGGACCGATCTTCACCGCATTGTCGACATGAACGGCGAGGGCGGCGACCTGATCGAGGTCGAATGCATCAAAGAGCCGCTTGGCTTTTTGAACGAGGACGGCTCGCGCGATGAGCCATGGACCCGGCTCGGCGAGCGTGAGTGGAACCTGACGCGTCGCTACGATCACGCAGGCGACCTAATCGAGGGTGATGCGGCATGAACGTCACCGAACAACATGCTCTGACCCTCGAGCCCCAGCCGATGGCCGATCAGTGGATGGGTAAGTGCTCGTGCGGCTGGCGGACAACCGTCTCCATCTATGAGGCGCCCACGCGTGAGGCGACGATCCAGGAAATCCGCCGCCGGCACGCTGAGCACACGGTCGAACTGGTCAAGGAAGGCGACTGATCCTGTGCGTGACGAACTCCGGCCCTACCTAGGCTAGCGCGTCGGCGGCGATCCGGCGGACGAGGCCGAACACTTCTACCTCTGCCGGGCCTGTCAGCAGCCGGTCGATATGCACGATCTGGCCGCGGTCTTCCACCACGAGGAGCCTGATCACGAAGCGCTCCCGGTCGAGGACGCAGAACGGATCCTGCGGATTACAGAAGTGCTGCGCGCCGCGTTGCGACGGCGGACTTAACCGACCCGCCCGACCCGCCGGTAGGCCCGCTGCCGGCCGTACTTCTCGAACGATCCGGTGCTGCCGGCCTTCCAGCCCTCGACCCGCCGCATGGCCTTGCCGAGCAGCTGCGAAGCGCCGGTATTGTAGGACCGCCGGTCGTTGCCGAGGCACTTCTCCCAGATTTCGATGAGGCAGGTCTCGTCGCGGTAGCGCGGCGCGGCGCCGACCAAGTCGTCGGCGTCTTCGAACTCCTCTGGCAGCGGGCGGTCGAGCCAAGCTGACACCTGGCCGATCAAGGCGTCTTCCGCCGTCTCGATGCGCCGGTCTTCCTGCAGCTTGAGCGCGTCGGCCTGGGCCGCCTCGTCGGTCAGGTAGAGGGGCAGGGTGCCGTAGGGCTGCTCGGCGCGCATCTGGCGGTACATCGCCAGCGCCTCGGCCCAGATCTGGTCGACTTCCCGGGTCAGGCGGTCGGTGTCGATCTGGTCGACGTTGCACTCGACTGGCCAGAAGCGCCGGCCGCCAGTTTCGTCGCGCAGATACTCCCGATCGTTGGTCGAGCCCATGAACACGCACTGCCGCGGGAAGATTTGGGCCCGACGGGCGTAGGCCAGGCGCACCTTGTCGTCGGTCCGCGACATGAATGCCTTGATCACCCGGACGTCGGCCTTCCCGAAGCCGGAGAGCTCGGGAATTTCCAGCAGCCACGCGCTCTGCATGAGCTCGACGAGGCTCTTCGGGTCGTGGAAATCGCCTTCCAGCTCGGCGTACCAGGACTTGGCCAGGGTGCGGATGAAGGTGGATTTCCGCTTGCCCTGAAGGCCCTCGAGGATCGGCGCGAAGTCGAACTTATGGCCCGGCTCGTAGACCCGGCAGACGGCCGCGATCAGGAACATCCGCGCGACCTGGCGCACGTAAGGCGTATCGGGCGCACCGAGGTAGTCGACGAACAACCGCTCGGCGCGCGCGACGCCATCGTGCGCCTGCGCCTCGAGGAACTCGCGGATCGGGTGGAAGGGTACGCGCTGCGCCGCCAGGTCCACGGCCGCCTTCAGGTCCCGGTCGGAGACCTTGATCCCATAGCCGCCGCGGCCCTTGGGCGCCTCGATCATCTGGCGCACGGCGTTGTCCATGCTGTCGGACCAAATGTCGCCGTTCACGGGATCGCGCAGGCGCCAGATCGCGCTGTCGAGCTGCAGGATGCCTTTTTCGGTCTTGCCGGGCCGGCGTCCCGGCGCCGCGCGCTTCACCACCTCGCCCGAAAACTCGTTCAGGCGGGCGACGCCGGTCGTGCGGGCGTCGTGCTGTACGATGAGTGCGACGTTGGGGAGCGTCGGCTTGACCGCGCCTTCTTCGTTGCGGTCGAGCAGGGAGACCCAGTTGAGGTCGTGACGCTTGGCCGAGGTGTCGAAGATCGCGTCGATGTCATCCTTCGGCGCGTCCGCGGTGGCCGGCGGCGGCCCGAGCAGGTCTTCCTCTTCGTCGTCCTCGGTGAAATCGTCGCCGTCGTCGGCCGTGAGGCCCTGCTCGTGGATGTCGCGCTCGACGCTGGCCGCCTTGATGAGCGAGCGCATGGTGATCGGGCGCTTGGCGCCCTTGAACCCCTTGCGCCACTTCGCCTCGCAGGCGCCCTTCTCGAAATGGTCGCTCTGCTTGGACCATTCGACCCAGATTTCCAGGCCGCGCGCGTCGCCCTTGAACTGGTGGTGGAGGGCGCAGCCGACGCCAAACCAGCCCCAGTAGTCGTCGCACCATTCGTCCTTCGGCAGCCATTTCAGGTGCTCGAGGATCTCGTCCTCGTCGAGCTTGAGCGGCTGCTGCTTCAGCCAGGCGGCCAGCTCGTCCGGGTCTTCGTCGATCTGGCGGTTGTCGATCGCCGTGAAGCACTCAGGCAGGCTGGGCAGGCCGATGAGGTCGATGATCTCGAACGGGTCGCACCCCGTCTGCCACCCGTACCGGCGACCGGACTTGTGCAGCGACGGCGCCAGGATGACGTAGCCGGCGTACTTGAGGTCGATCCCCTTGAACTTCTCGCCGCGCCAGCCGGGCTCGGGCGCCTGGAAGAAGTCGTGCGTCCCGCCGCCGCCCGTGCCGGCGCGAAGCGGGCTTTCGATCTTGTGGCCGGCGGCCTTCAGCGCGGCGGCTGATTCGTCCGAGCCGTTGCGCGGGTCGCGGTCGACGACGATGACGCCGGAGACGTCGCAGGCCAGGCCGATGTTGGCGGCCGGATACTGGGTCCACCAGCGGCGAATCGTGGCCGGGTCGTTCGATGCGTTGCGGAAGCCCTTTGGAACGAGCTCGGCGATCGGGTGCTTGCCGGCGTGCTTGCCGCCTTCGCAACTTTCGAGCCCGCCGCAGGCGCAGGCGCCGTCGTCGCGCAGACCCCAGACCGGGAACACGCGCCAATCGAGCTCCGACGCGTAGCGGAGCGCTGTTTCCAGCATGGACGTTGACTTGAGCACTGACCCCCGTGACCCGTGCTCAGGCGAAGATGAACTTGGTGAAATCCTCGATCTTAGCTCGCCCGCGGCTCAGCGCGACGGCTTTTCGGACCCCTTCGGGGCTGATCTTGTTCGCCCGCAGCCACTTATAGATGCCCTCGTTGGACATCTGCAGGTCGTTGGCGAATCGCGGAACGTCGAAGCGGCCGGTGTCCGTGCGATAGGCCGGGAATTTGCTCTTCAGGAGGTCGTAGAGAGGCCCGAAAGTGAAGGTGCTCTCGACCTGGCCAGCATCGCTCATGGGTGAACCCAACTTGACTTTCCCCGGCCCAAGCTAGGCCCACGTTCCCGGAAATATCAACCAGAAAGAGGATTATCACCTAACAGTTGACATTCGGTTCCGACCCGTGGCTCTTTGGGGACCGTCGAAACGGCCCGCGGCGAAGCGGGCGCATCATCCAGAGACCCGGAGACCCAAATGAGCCTTGAAGCCGCCGTTGCGGAGCTGAATTCGAACGTTGTGAAGCTGTGCGGCCTGTTGGAGACCTCCAACGCCGGCCGTGAAGCCGCCATCGCCGCCGCCGAGAAGCTGGCGACGGGTGGCGACGCCCCCAAGGCGACCCGCAAGAAGAAGGACGAGCCGGCTGCCGGCGCCGCCGCGCCCGAGAAGCCCGCCGGTCCGCCGTCGGTGGACGAGGTCCGCGAGGCGTTCGGCACCTACATGGGCGTCGATGACGCGGCCGAGCGCGACGCGCGCAAGGTCTACGTGAAGAAGATCCTCGAGAAGTTCGGCGTCGGCAAGGCGACCGAGATCACCGAGGGCAACCGCGCCGAGGCCATCGCGCTCGTGAAGCAACTGACTGCTGGCGAAGTCCCGGCCGAGTTCGCGGACGAAGCCGCCGAGGAAGAGGAAGACGGCCTGATCTAGGCCGCTTTGCCTCCGGCCTGTCGGCCGGGGGCCTTCCGGCGGCGCCGCGGTTGAACGGCTTCGGGCCCCAGTCCCCGTCATCGTTCTCCCGATCCGCAGCGTCGACCCGAAGGTCCTCGGCCGGCGCGGAGGCCTTCCGGCCGATGCTGCCGCGACAAGGGGATTTCAGGGCGGACGGTCCGTCACGGTCCCCGGGTCTCCCCCAGCCCTAGCAGCAGCATCGCCCCGAAAGCCTCAGAGGGAGCTTCACCGTGGAAAAGGTCGTCAGTCTGACCCAGGCGCAGATCGCGCGCATCTTTGAGATGTGGAACGCCGATGTGGGCGCGAACCCGCAGAACTACAACGCCTATGCCGGAGCCGATACCGATCACGGCCGGCAGGCCGAGCACTTCGTCCATTTGGCTGACCAACTGGAGCTCTGACCGGGTCATGCCGACGCCAGAACAAATCGCTCTGCGTGACGATTTCCGAACGCGACTCGTCGGTCGCGCAACTCTCCCGCTTCCTCAAGCCCGGGACGAACTCAAAGCCTTCCTTGAATCGATCGGCGAGACCCGCGTGATCGATCTGCCCGTCGAGAAGCACGATGCGGCTCGCGCGTGGTTGAGCGAATTCGAGGCCCGCCATGCGTGATGTGATGGTGGACCTCGAGACGCTCGGAAACTCGCCCGGCGCCGCAATCCTGTCGATCGGCGCGGTCGCGTTCGATCCCGAGACGGGCGAGATGGACGACGATGGCTTTTACACCGTCGTCAACACGAACTCCTGTGTCTGCGCCGGCCTCCGGTTCGACCAGGGCACGCTCGACTGGTGGCGCGAGCAGTCAGACGAGGCGCGTCAGGTGCTCAAGGAAGCGATGAGCCCGAAGGCGCCGACGTTGAAGAACGCCCTGATCGCCTTCAACGGCTACCTCTACGCTCGCGGCAAGGATGTCCGGGTCTGGGGCAACGGCTCGGACTTCGACAACGCCCTGCTGGCGGTCGCCTACCGCGCGGCCGACGTGACGCCGGGCTGGAAGTTCTGGAATAGCCGGTGCTTCCGGACGCTCAAAAACCTGTCGCCGGGGACCACGGTCCAGCGGCTCGGCACCTATCACAACGCCCTGGACGACGCCCGGACCCAGGCTGCGCACGCGCTGCGGATCTTCGCGGAGCTGCGCGGGCAGGGGGCCCGGCCGAAGGAAATCGTGAACACGATCACGCTGAAGGTCGACGCCAGCAAGGCTCTGGAATCGGTGGGGCAAGCGCTGGCGCGCGTCAGCGACCTCATCCCGGACGCCGAAGACGAGGATCTGGTGGGCTGATGGCACGCCCTGTTCCGTTCTCAATCGATCCGCTGTCGCCGCCGCATTGGTTGTTTGCGGATCCTGATTGCTGGATCTGCCGCGGGGATGGCGAAATCGAGATCGTCACGTATGACGTCGGTAGGGACTACACCCGACGCTGCCCTGCTTGCTTCGGGCCCGCGTGATGGCGGCCCACGCCTCCCGTTCGCCCTCGGCGGCCGATCGCTGGTTCGCATGTCCAGGCTCCGTGCAGGCGGCCGCGGCGATCACGAACCGCCAGTCGACGGAGGCGTCGGCCGAAGGAACGGTCTTGCATGACGTGGCGGCGACCTGCCTGGAGTTCGGCCTCGAGCCGGAGGACTTTCTCGGCAAGACGCTGTCCGCGGACGGCTTCAGCTTCGAAATCACCGACGAGCGCGTCGACTTGATCGGGGACTTCCTGGACTGGATCCGCGAGCAGCCGGGCGCCGTCTACATCGAACGCCGGGTGACGACTGAGAAGTGGCAGCCCACGCCGGACGGCGAGAAGCAGGGCGGCTCGCTCGACATCGGTATCGTCACCGCAGATCTGATCACGATCGCCGACTGGAAGTTCGGCATCGAGCCGGTCCCCGTGGTCGGTACGCGCCAGCTGCGCATCTACGGCCTCGGCTTCTGGGACAACATCGCTCGTCACGTCTCGGCGGCTACGCGCTTCCGGTTCGTCATCTTGCAGCCGCGCGTCAGTCGCACGCCGCAGATCTGGGAAGTCGACCTGGACGAGCTGCTGGAATTCGGCGAAGAGCTCCGCCAGCGGCACTTGGCCACCTATGAACCAGACGCGCCACGGGTGGCGGGCGCCAAGCAGTGTCGTTGGTGTCCGCTGATCCGTGAAGGCGGCCCGGGCTGCGCCACCTACGAGGCCTTCAACCTCGACCTGGTGAGCCAGAAGTTCGCGGACCTGGATGACGACCTGGCGCTCTGCGCGCCGCCGACCCTCCCCAAGTTCACTGCGATCACGCCGGAGCGTCGGGCACACATCATCGACCACGCCGACATGTTCCGGAAGTGGCTTGCCCGGCTTGAGGAAGCGACACTGGTCGACGCGCTCGCCGGCCGCCCGACGCCTGGCCACAAGGCTGTCCGCGGTCCCGATGGCGACCGGAAGTGGATCGATGAGAGCCTCGCCGAAACCATGATGGTGCCGGTTTTGGCTGAGGAAAGTTTCAACAAAAAGTTGAAATCCCCTGCGCAACTTGAGAAAGTCGCGAAGCCTGGGCGCAAGAAGCCCGGCCATCCCGATCTCTGGGAAGGGGCGCAAAAGCTGATCACCCGGGCCGAGGGAAGACCAATCCTCGTCGCGGCGTCAGATGATCGACCGGCTCTGAAGACGACCGATCAGAAATTCTCGGAAATCATGGAAACTGAGGAAGACAATGGCTGAAGGAACTGATCCCGAAGTGATGGTGAAGGACGGACGACTGTCCTTTTCCGACAATCTGTTCTCACCGGAGGTCGGTGAAATCCGGACCAAGGGCAAGCACAAGGGGAAAATCCCTTATCGCTGGTCCTTCAACCTGCTGATCCCCAAGACGAACACGGTCCTGATCGAAGCGATCAAGAACGGCATGCGCGAGGCGCGCGATCAGCAGTGGCCGAAGGATCCGCCGAAGATCAAGGCCGACAAGATGTGCCTGCGTGACGGCGACGAGGAAGAATACAACGGCTACGCTGGCCACTACTACCTGTCGGTCAGCCGCACGGCCTACGGTCCTGCCGACGGTGAGCGCAAGACGCCGAAGCGTCCGTTCGACATCATCGACAGCCGGAAGGGCGAGGACGGCAAGTTCCCGCTGTTGAGCGAGAGCGACGGGCGTCCCTACGCCGGTTGCTTCGTCAACGCCCTGGTTCGTTTCTGGGCCCAGGACGACGAGGACTACGGCAAGCGAATCAACGCCTCGATCGAAGCCGTGCAGTTCAAGCGCCACGGCGAAGCGTTCGGCGGCGGCAAGAAGGTGGACGTCCACTCGACCTTCGAAGACGAGGGCGACGAGGATGATTTCGCGGGCGGCTCCGGCAGCGGGGCGGCCGCGGACGATGACGACGACGGGCTCATCTGAGCCCATGTCGGATCCCTGCAAAGCGCCGGGGATGGACGAGGCCGGCGGCGCTCCCCCGCCGCCGGTCGATCCCGCGTTCGTCGCCGAGGCGCGCCGGTTGAACGAGGTTTATTCGCGCTTGCGCGAGGCGTGGGCGATAGAGATTGGCCGTCCGCAAGGCAAGTACGGCCGCGGTCAAGACTGATCCGATGCGCCCGGTCATTGTCGACGTCGAGACCTACAAGAACTATTGGATGACCGGCTTCAAGGACGTTGAGTCCGGCCGGTACATGTTCTTTGAGAAGTCGGAGTTCCACGAACTCGACCGCGATCATCTCTATAAGATGATGCGCAAATACACGACGATCGGCTTCAATTCGCTTTCCTACGACGTACCGATGATCTTCCTGGCCATCGAGGGCGCCACGAACGCGCAGCTCAAACAGGCCAGCGACCGCATCATCATGGGCGGCATCAAGTGGTGGGATGTTGAGCATGAGCTCGGCATCCGCCTGCCGAAGCTTTCCCACATCGATCTTTTCGAGCCGCAGCCGAACCCGTTCATCAGCCTGAAGTCGCTGAACGGCCGGCTGCATGGGAAGAAGCTCCAGGACCTCCCGTTCGAGCCTGACCGCGTGCTGACACGCGAGGAGATGGCCGCAACGAAGGCCTACAATCGCAACGACCTCGACGCGACCAACGTCCTCTACGACGCCATGCGCGAGCCGCTGGTTATGCGCGAGCTGATCGGCGCTGACATCGGCCTGGACCTGCGGTCGAAGTCTGACACCCAGGTCGGCGCCGCGATCCTGAAGAAGCGGATCGAGGACATGACCGGCGAGCGGCTGGGCAAGCCCGTCATCAAGCCCGGGGCGACGTTCCGCTATCAGATTCCGCAGTACATCGAGTTCCACACACCCGTGCTGCAGGCGATGCTGGAGCGGATCCGCAACCACGACTTCATCGTCAAGGCGGACGGCAAGGTCGAACTCCCCGACTTCCTGGCGAACGAGCCGATCCCCATCGGCGAGTCCGTCTACCAGATGGGGATCGGCGGCCTGCATTCGACCGAGGCCAACCGCAGCCTCTATTCGGACGACGACTACGCCCTGGTCGACGCCGATGTCGCCTCCTACTACCCCGCGATCATCCTGACGCTCGGGCTCTACCCGCCGGCCGCCGGCCGCGAGTTCATCCCGGCCTATGCGGGCATCCGCGCCGATCGCCTGGCGGCGAAGAAAGCGAAGGACAAGACCCGCGACAAGGGCCTGAAGATTTCGCTCAACGGCGTGTTCGGCCTGACGTCGAACCTCTATTCGCCGTTCTACTCGCCGCCGATGACGATCGCCATCACGCTCGGCGGCCAGCTCGCGCTGCTGATGCTGATCGAGCGCGCCGAGCGGGCCGGCATTTCGGTGATGAGCGCCAACACTGACGGCGTGCTCTTCCGCTGCCCGCGCGACCGCTACGCAGGCATCGAAAAGGACCGTCTGCTCCCGTTCCAGGACGGGCAGGACATCTCGTTCAGCCTGACGCTGAAGGAGATCGCGGAGCAGTGGGAAAAGGACACGGGCTTCGACCTGGAGTTCGCCGAGTACCGTTCGATCCACAACCAGTCGGTCAACAGCTACTTCGCGATCAAGGCCAATGGCGGCCACAAGCGGAAGGGCCCGCTGGTTCACCCGTGGGCGGACCATCCGGACGACGCCGATCTTCGCACGCAGCTGATGACGAACCCGTCGATGGCGGTCTGTTCGGATGCGGCGCTCGCCTACATCAAGGACGGCACGCCGCTATACGAGACGGTGCGGACCTGCCGCGACATCCGTGACTTCGTCACTGTCGTGAAGGCGACGGGCGGCGCGACCTGGCGCGGCGAGTATCTCGGCAAGACGGTCCGCTACATCTGGTCCACCGACGGCGATCCGATCTTCAAGCAGAAGGCGCATGCGAAGACCGGCAACGTGCCGAAGGTGCCGAAAACCGAGGGCTGTCGGCCGGTCATGGAACTGCCTGACGAGTTCCCCGCCGACATCGACTACACGCGCTACGTCGAAGAGGCGAAGACGATCCTGATCGAGCTTGGCGTGACTGAGGCGCCTCCCCCGCCGCCGAAGTTGGGCCGCATCCTGAAGGCGCGCACGATCCCGGCGCTCGCCGGCTGGATCCTCGCCGATGCGTGAGCAGGTCGTGGTGGACGGCCTGGTCGCGCACGCCAAGGCGACCGGCTGGATCCCTCGCAAGATGGCCTACCGCGGCCGGCGCGGTTGCCGGGACCTCGACTGTTACGGCTACGGCCAAGTCGTGATGATCGAAGCCAAGCGTCCGGATGGCGGTGAGCTGTCGGCGTTGCAGGCGCGCGAGCGGCGCCGGCTGGCCGCGGCCGGGCTGATCGTCCACGTCATCGACAGCGTGGAAGAGGGCAGGGCGCTGCTGGATCGGAAAAGAGGATAGCCGATGGGCAATTGGGAACATCCCGGCCATCTCAGCGACGAGGCCAAGGCGTTCACCGTCGCATCCCGCCGAGCGGAGATCGCGGTCTTCTGCGAGATGATCCTGCCTCGCCTCCGCGGCGCGGCTCGATCCATCGGCTATGCGCTGACCGAGCACGGATCTAAGTCGCGCGATCTTGATCTTGTGGCGATTCCCTGGACGCATAAGGCCAAGTCTGCGGAGGACCTGATCGATGTGATTGCCCAGACCTGTCACACGCTAACCGGCTGGGGGTACAGGACCAACGAAGGCAAGCTCGAGCCGAAACCCCATGGTCGGATCGCGACAATCATCATCGCGACGGCTGAAATCCACCTCGATCTCAGCATCATGCCGCGCCAAGTGAAGGCGGCCGAGGCGTCCGATGCTGACGCGTGACGACTTCCGTCCCTACCAGACCCACCTCGCCGAGATCGTAAAGCAGTGCTGGGCGACGGACCCGGCCGAGCGCCTGCCGGGCGTGATCCTGGCCCTGGAGCCCGGCGCCGGGAAGACCGGGCTTGTGCTGACGGCGCTGCGCGATCTGCTCGACCAGTTCGTCATCCGCAAGGCCCTGATCGTCGCGCCGCTGCTGGTGGCGCAGACGACCTGGCCGGACGAGTTCGGCGAGTGGGCCCACTTGAAGGCCCTGACCTGGACCCTGATCCGGGTCGAAGATGGCGACGAAGAAGTGAGGGCGGCCGGGGACGCGGCCTTTCAGGATTCCCGCGCCTGCGGCGTGCCGCCAAAGGTCGCCGAGAAGGACCGCCAGGCTGCGGTCGCAGCGGCGAAGGAAGCGAAGCTCCGGCGGCTGGCTGCCGAGGACACCGAGATCCATATCATCAATAAGGAGGCGCTGCCCTGGATCTGGGCGAACTTCCGCGATGGCAAGGATTGGCCCTACGATGTCGTCGTCGGCGACGACCTGCGCGAGTTCCGGAGCGGCAAGCGCCGGTCGAAGGGAAAGAAGGACGCGCCGCGCAAGGGGCCGGCGCCGCTGTCGCGGTGGGGCGTGTTGGCGCGCTCCCGCAAACACATCGACGCCATGATCGAGCTCTCCGGTACGCCGACTCCGAAGGGCCTGGTCGACATGTGGGGCTTGGTCTATCCGGTGGACCTGGGCGAACGGCTGGGCACGTCCAAGACGGCGTTCCTGCAGCGGTGGTTCGACCAGAACCGCTACACCTACGAGATCAAACCCAAGGCGCACGCCGAGCGCGAGATCACGGAGCGGGTGCGGGACGTCATGTTCAGTCTCGACCCGGCCGACATGGCGGCGCTGCCCGAGTATATCTGCGACCCGATCCGCGTGCGGCTGCCGACGAAGGCGCTCGAGGAATACCGGCGCTTCGAACGCCAGATGGTCTCCGACGAGTGGGACGTGGAGGCCGTCAACGGTGGCGTGCTGCACGGCAAGCTGCTCCAGGCGGCCAACGGCTCGATGTACCAAGAGGACGGCAACGACATCCCGATCCACGACGCCAAGCTCGAGGCGCTGAAGGCGCTGGTCGAGCGGATGAACGGCACGCCGCTCCTGGTGGCCTACAGCTTCCAGTTTGACGTCCAGCGCATCTGCCAGGCCTTCCCGAAGGCCGTCGTGCTGGCGCCGGAGAACGCCGTCGAGACGAAGCGGCTCTGGAACGAGGACAGGATTGAACTGCTGCTAGCGCACCGGGCCTCTGCCGGCCACGGCTTGAACCTGCAGAAGGGGACAGGCCACATGTGTGAGTACGGTCTGACCAGCGACGCGGAGCTCTACCTTCAGTTCCTCAAGCGCATCCGGCGCCCGGGTCGGAAGACCACGGTGTTCAACCACGTGATCATCGCGGAGGGCACGATCGATGACGACGTGTTCCCGATGTACCTCGACCCCAAAATCGCCACGCAGGAGCGCATCCTCGAGGCCGTGCGCGTGAGATGCGACTCGCCTCGTTGAGGTCGGATCTCATCGACGACTCCCGCAAGGGTTAATAAAAAGTTGCTTTTGGTCGAGAAACCACTTTTCGGGTGATTCGTTTTCGGTTATGTTCTCAACTAACTGTTGACTAGACTCCAGAAAGTGGACGCACAAAATGGGTGATGCTTTATCAACCCGAAGCGCGCAAAAGACCGTACTAGAACGCGAATCTGACGGCCGGATTCCTGCCGCCGAGCGGAGATCGTTCGCAGGACGGGATGCACAAATGGTTGAGAACGCAAATCCGCGGGGGATTCGAGACGATGCGTTTGCTCGTCGTCTCAACATAGCCTGTGATGGCTATTCCCAAGTGCCTCCCTTGAATAAGGGGCGTCTCACCTGGATTCTGCGGGAGTTCGCCAGCCGCTATAATATGTCCCTGAGTTTGGAAGCGGTGCGGAAGTGGTTTTCCGGCGAGTCGCGACCGCGACCGGACAAGATGAAGAAGCTCGCCGAGCTGCTGCAGGTTGACGAAGTCTGGCTGGCGCTCGGCAAAGACGGCGACGTTTCACCGCGCGAGCAGCGCGCCCGTAACGCCCTGGCGGACGGCGCGGTTAACGTCGTGGCCGGCTATATCCAGATGGGCGGGGGCAACGTCGCCTTCCCGGATGAGGGCGCAAAGGCCGATCCGAATAGCGGTGTCGACATCTACGCCATCATCAAGGGCGCCCGGTACGATATCCATGTTGTGGTGGCGAAGCCGATCGACAATGGGTTGCGGTTTGCCCTGCCAATCAACTTTGAATCGCTTTTCCTCGTTGGCATGGTGATGACGGGCTCAACCTGCTGCGAGCTGGTCGAGATCACGGCAGACGTTGTGAATGCGCACGGAAATCGTCGTGGTGGGCACTACGATTTGGACGTCCGCGAGCACGACGGCCAGTTTGTCACCCCGTCTGGACCGCTCCCGAAGATCGAGAGTTTCGACAAGAGGTTGTGATGTCACCTAATAGTTGATATTCGCGACCCGCCTCGCTAGGGTGAGGGCTCCTTCGGGGGCCCTTTTCTTTGTCGCGTGCCTACTACAACGAGATCGATCGGTACGCCGCGGCCTGGCTCCGCAACTTGATCGCCGAGGGCGTAATCGCGCCCGGCGACGTGGACGAGCGGGACATCCGAGATGTCACTCCAGGCGACCTCGCCGGCTACACCCAATGCCATTTCTTCGCCGGCATCGGCGTCTGGTCCTACGCTCTCCGTCGTGCCGGCTGGCCGGACGAGCGGCCCGTCTGGACCGGATCCTGCCCTTGCCAGCCTTTCAGCTCGGCAGGCTCAGGAAAGGGGTTTGCTGACGAGCGGCACCTATGGCCGTTCTGGCTTCATCTCATCCGCGTCGGCCGCCCTGATGTTGTCTTTGGCGAGCAGGTTGCGAGCAAGGACGGCTTGCTGTGGCTCGATCTTCTATTCGACGACCTTCAAGGAGAGGGCTACGCCTTCGGGCCGCAGGATTCCTGCGCTGCGGGCGTCGGTGCGCCGAACATCCGCCAACGACTTGGGTTCGCCGCTCGGGAGTTGGGGAACTCCGACGACGTCAGAAGCCGGCGGCACGCCGGAAGCCTTCTTGCACCGGAAGGAAGCATTGGGCGGCCGATGTGGCGTGTCGTTGACTGCGTTGAACCTCCAAGCGGTATTGGCGGCCTGGCCCACGCCGACAACTCCGAGCGGCGGGCAAACTGTCCCGGAGGGAACGACGGCGACCGGGAGGCGCCCCAACGGGACGAAGGCGACGGTGACACTCGGCAACGTAGCGACATTGTCTACATGGCCCACGCCGAAGAGTTCGGATGTCGCGAACGGTTGGCTGGGCCACATAGACGGACGCCGTTCGAACCTGAACGACACAGTGCTGCTGGCGTCGCCCTGGGCGACGCCAGCGAACAGAGACTATCGAACGCCGAACTTGAAGCCCTACTCAGAGCGGGGCGGGGGAGCGAAGGGCGAGCAGCTCAACAACCAGGTCGTACATTCTGGTCCGATCCTGACTGGCTCTTCTGCCGAGATAGCAAATGGCGCCCGGTTGAACCCGGCACATTCCCGCTGGTTGATGGGGCTCCCGCCCGTATGGGACGCCTGCGCGCCTACGGAAACGCGATCAACGCGGAGGACTTCGCCGGCCGCATCCGCGATTTCCTCGAGGCGGAGGCAGCCGGCTTCACTCCTGGCCTGGGCGCTGGCGGCCTAGACGAAGACCTGATCGGCTGAGCCTCAGCGCCGCTTCAGCTTGTGGAGTTCGCTGGTCAGATAGGCGACGTTGGGCGGCGCCAGGTCCGGATCGCCGCGGTTCACGGCTTCCTCGAGGCCGACGTGTTCGGCCGCCAGGACATAGGCGATACGGGGCGTGGTCACGTCAGCTTCCAGCTCTTGATAGCCGCGCAGCTTCAGGCCAAGCCGGTCGGCCATCTGCGACTGGGTGAGCCCCAGGCGGACGCGGATGTTCTTCAGCTGTTCGGCGTGGCCCACTGGGGGCTTGGCGATGTTTGGCTGTGTCATCATATTCTGATAATGTGACTCTGGTAGGTCAGGGGACCGGCCTTTCGGCCGATCCCCCTTCCCGGTGCTACAGGCGGATGGAGAGTGCTAGTCTCCACCGCCACCACCGGAAGCGGACTTTGAGGTGAAACCTCATTGTCTCCTCCGGTTGAAGCGCCCGGCGTTGCTGCCGGGCAATTTGTTATACGCACTATCTGCATATGGCGCAACGAGAAATGCGCACTTTTTGCATATTAATTTCAGCGCCTATGGCAGGCCGAGCCGAGCCTTGATCCGGCGCGCCTCGAGCCGCTGGCCGAAGCAGAGCATGCCGAGCGCAATGGCTTCCACGGTCTCCGGCGCCGGCCGCGCGCCCGCGAGCTCCGCGATCACCGATTTAAGGTGGATGCGGTAGACCTCGATCGCGTTCGAGCAGAGCGGCGCCGCGTCCGCTTCCGCGGTCAGGTAGTTGACAATTTGGTGGGTCAT